TCAACTTCCGCCAACCTGACTGCCTAAAATCTTCATATTATAAATTTTCTTTTCCTTTACCTTTCCGCCTTTCAGTATTGCGACTTCTTGTCTCAGTTGTACAACTTCTTTAAGTAATTTTTCATACGCTTCTGCAAGACGGAGCATGTGCTTCATCATTAGATTTACATTTTCATTCATTATATTTCAAATTAATAAATTGTGTCTTGTCGAAATAAAATATCAACAAATTTTATATTGAAAAGGTTTTATTTCAAAATATGTTTGTAAACATATATATTAAACAGCCTTTCTTCTCACACTGAATAGGTCTTGTATTTCTTCCACAGATTTGTTTAGAGCGTTAAATCGCCTTTGCAAATCCTCAAATTGCGCTTCATACATGACTACTGTCGTTTCATACATTCGCTTCCAGTATTCAGCAGTTTCCGGAGATGGCAAATCTTCTACATCTTTTTCAGACAAAGACGAATGTGAAGTTTCATTGTCAAGGAACATTGGACCTTTGCCGGTGAGGATGTAGTTGGCGTTGACTTGGGGGTAGGCTTCGCAAAGCTGAACTATTATATCACCAGATATAGCCTTAGTAACCCCTTTTTTGTAATGGGATATTTTAGCTTGTGCATTTTTCACGCCACAATCTTTTTCAAGCACGTATGGTCCAATCTTTAGACCTTCCATAACCTCTAAAAATCGTTCACTTGTAGTCATAGTATAATATTTTAAATCATTTATATTCAAAAAACAGTTTGTACTATAAAATATTATAGTATCTTTGCACACGTAACAAGTAGCAGTTGTTCGATTGACATTGTTTATACTTACCCCTTTCCGGGCTAATTATATGAGATGAATCCTGTGATAGCTGCTACCTATTACGGGATTCATTCTTTATATAAAATACAATCGGTCAATGGACATACTTAATATACCAATAGATATAATCAAAAGATACAAGGCAAGCAAGGCTGAAAAAGAATTGCTTGCCTTTGCTATTGGCATCAAGTGTTTGTATTCAAATTCTGTACTTACCGATGTAACCCCTTATAAAGTGATGAAACTGTTTCATGTTTCTCACGATAAAGCCAAACGCCTTATTAACGGAGCGTTAAACGACAGTTTTCTGTTTTCCGTAAAAGGAGGCAGCTTTCTTGCAAACACTTTTAAAAGCAAGGAAATCAAAAGGTCAATAGGGCGTACGCCTTTTATTTACACCTCTGATTATTGCTATAAACTGAATAAGAAGGAATATTCAATTCGCATGCTTGTGCATGAGCTGAACTGTATTATGCTTCTTTGTGCAGTCAATTCTATTGATAGAGACAACTTTCCGCAGAGTAACGGGAAACCGAAACAAAAACGTTGTGCCCTTACCAAGGATTTGACTTTGCGCAAACTTGGAAATATATCCGGTTCAAGCAAAAGTACCGCACACAGACTGATGAATGAAATGTTCCGAAACGGAGTAATCTCCAAGACAAGGGCGCACGGGGAAATGGTTATCCATACCGTGAATGCCAACACCGTTGAAGAGTGGCGCAAAAGAACGGGAAGGAAACATTTTATCTATAACCCCAAAGACGGAAGCGGATGGATTGTCATTCCTTGTTCTTACTCTATATGCGACAGAGGGACTACCGAGAAATATAAGCACGTTATTTATAATCACAAGAAGCGTGTAGAATCATCAAATCTCAAAGTGTCCAAGCATCCTGTTTATGAGAATCCGTTTGATAATCCCATTAACGCTGCTTATTTATGATATTTCTATTTTGGGAACATATATTATTTACAGAGAGAATGGGATTGTACAGCGTATATAAACACATACGTGCGTGATAATTTAATATATAAAATATCAAGACAATGAGTAGATATTATACATTGAATTTGAATAATAACCGATTGTACAACATTTCAAAGAACGAATTATGAAAAATGAACCTAATTACACAATTACAATTTCCCGTAGATACGTTGAGGGAAAAAACAGCCTTAATGTAGAGAGAACCGTTACAAACGCCGAAGACGGTGAAGTAATATTTCATTCACTGCATGAAATTAGCAGCGACAGTGAAAAAGAATCACCTATTACGTTTCTTGAAAAACATTTAGGGCTGTACCCTCCCGAAAGCAAAAGCCAATGCAGATGTAATAGATGCCGCAATTTCAGTGATGGTTTTTACTTTCTCCGAAACGGGTGGCTCCACCGTTTTTTTAAGAGATTCAAGTTCAAGTTTTAGTCTTTCCAAATCATTTGAGAGCATTTGGTCTTGCATCTTAAATCCCCCATAGCGGTAGAATGTATCCAATTTTGAATTAAGATATATTTTACCGCCATTCTTATAACCTTCAATTTTAAGCATCCCCATATCTTCAAGTTCAATCATCACTTTTTCAAATTGCACCATACTGATATTAAGGTCTGGGACATTTTTATATTCAAAATAAAAACCATTTCCTTCTTTATTAAGAAGTTCATGCACTATTTTATCCTTTTCCTCCGGCATTATTACCTTAGGATGCTCCTTTTCCCCCTTCGATGCTGTCCTAAACTCAACCATAACAATATATTAATCAGAGTTTTATATAAAATATGTTTTATAACATATTAATTACTATAAAATATTATACCAGCACCATTGATACTATAAAATATTATAGTATCTTTGCACTGTTGTTAATCAACAACGTTATTTTTTAAAGTAAATACAAAGATAAGAAAATAAATAAAGAAAGCAAATATGAAGTACGATTTATCAGACATAATGAAAAAGGCTCACAACTTCTACAAGACCGGAAAATACACCTGGTCTGAAAGCTTGAAAAAGTCCTGGAAGATGGCAAAGTTTTCTGTCCGCGTAAAAGAGGAAATAGCCAATATGGTAGACTATAAGTCTGCTGACGATAAAGCGTTCACTAATAGATTGAGAAAGGAGAATGAAGGCTATAAGCCGGCAAAAAGAAGCGCCTATGATAATTTAAATGCTCCGGCTTCCGTCTATTATACTTCTAACAACAGAGGGCGTTTTGGCTCTTGTTTCGTGGGTGATTAATACAATTAGTACATAAATATGAATGACATCAAGACAATAGCAGTAAAGAAAATATCTCCATCCGACACATTAAAAAGTATAAAAGTCGGTGGCACAGTGATTATAAAGGACAAGCATATAAAACCCAATGTAGCCCGCTCTACCATGTCCAGACTATCTAAAAACGGATATAGCTTTTATTCGACAAGCTGCCCTGAAGGGTTGATAGTAAAACGACTTAAATAATATCATTATGAATATCAACAGAATATCAAAACAGACAGCCATGTTTGCAATAGGATTTATCGGCTTCTTATTCCTTCTCGGCATTGCAGGTAAATCAGATTATAATCAGGAAGTCATATACAACATGACGGAAACGGCTTACAATGTTATTGTAGATTCTCTCGGCGAAGGTTGTAGCGATACTCAAATCGTAAAGACTTATTTAAATAACAAAGAATATTACGACAGTCTAAGTTGGTAGGTTATGGGAAGAACGAAATCTGTAGGAAAGGTAGAGCCGGTCAACAAACTATGGCTTTCCGCTAAGGAAGCAATGGCATACTTAGGATGCAGTGATAAACTGTTGGAAAAACTAAGGAACAATGCCGAAATATCATTTTCCCAATATAACAAACGTACCATTTGGTACGACTTGAAAAGCATTGAAAGGTTCATAGAAAGAAACCGCGTTGTGTGAACAACGCTCCTTCCTCTTAGCTCAGCCAGGCAGAGCATCGCTATGGTTACTTGTTCGAAGGTTTAGTATCCGGTAATTTCCGGTTAGCGAAGGTCGCACGTTCGAGTCGTGCAGAGGGAGCAAAATACATAGTTCTTTGACGTATTGAATGTGAAATAAGGTTTAAGTATTTGATATTTAGACTTATTTCAATATAACCAAAGATTACGGATAGCGGAAACGCGGGGACTCCGTATAGGCTTGGTTATCGTGATTGTCTCTTTGCACCGAAATGTCCTACGGTAGAGAGTATGCGGTTTGGGCGCCCGTATCGCAGGAGACAAAGGTCATAAAGACAACATAAGCGTCCGATACAGTCTTAAATCGGTATAAAGTATGCGGTGGTAATGAAAGGCGCCCGTACACGCTTATTATATATAATCCCTTCCCGTCAAATTCGGGCACGCTGAAAGCTAAACACGTATTGTTGCGTTGAAGGGAGCCAATATTTATTAATCTTTAAATATATAGAATTATGATTGGGAAAAAAGTAATTATTAGAGCAGACAGAGCGGGCGTATTTTACGGAGTATTGAAAGAAAAAAAATGGTAGTGAGGTTACATTGACAGACTGCCGAAGATTGTGGTGTTGGTATGGGGCTGCATCAGCTACCGGCAACCAAGGCGCTGCATCAGCTACCGGCAACCAAGGCGCTGCATCAGCTACCGGCAACCGAGGCGCTGCATCAGCTACCGGCAAAGAAAGCATAGCTCTTGCTGCCGGAAAGGATTGCAAGGCAAAGGGAGCATTAGGATGCTGGATTGTGCTTACAGAACGTGGAGAATGGGATGAGAACACTTATCCTATCATTTCAGTCAAAGCGTTCAAAGTAGACGGTAAGTCAATCAAAGAAGATACATTCTATACTTTAATAAATGGAGAAGCAGTGGAAATGAAATAGCAATTTCATTCCAGCCGCATCAAAGGTAGTGCTATTACCGTACTAAAAGCCGTGAGAGAAGCGAAGTGCGCACCGCTTCCCTTTAACCTTGTACGGGCGGTCTAAAAACACAATACAATGGAAAATGAACTTGAAGAACTGTACAAGGAGCTGAACGAAGTCAAAGCTTGTGATTTGGAATATCTTCCCAAATACGGCTATTCTTCAAAAGAAGAAATCATTCAGCTTATAGAGGAAGATATTGAGGAGTTGCGCGCAGAACTCGAATGTAATCAATATGATTATACACCTGACGAATTCGAAGACGAAAGGATGTTTCTTTGCGTTAGTCAAGGGCTACCAAGATATTGTTAAACTAAAAAACATTTATAATGAGTACAATAACGACAATCCCGCAGCTTAAATCAATGCTTGCGAATGACAATGTGAAAGCACGTTTCAAAGAAATTCTCGGAAAGAAAGCGCCGGGATTTATCAGTTCGATAGTAGCGGTTGCCAATAGCAATACATTGCTTCAAAAGGCAGAACCACAGTCTATCATGAATGCCGCTGTGGTAGCAGCTACTTTAGATTTACCTATCAATCCCAATCTCGGATTTGCTTACGTTGTCCCTTACGGCAATCAAGCGCAATTTCAAATGGGCTGGAGAGGTTTTGTTCAACTTGCTATGCGTAGCGGTCAATATAAGACAATAAACGTAAATGAGATATATGAGGGGGAGATAAAGAAGTCGAACCGATTTACCGGAGAATATGAATTTGGAGAACGCGCTTCTGATAAGATAGTAGGCTATATGGCTTATTTCAGTCTCATCAACGGTTTTGAGAAGTTTCTCTATATGAGCAAGGAAGATTGCGAAAAACACGGAAGGAAGTTTTCACAAACGTATAAACGCGGCACAGGCATATGGTCTACCGACTTTGACTCTATGGCAAAGAAGACAGTTTTAAAAATGCTACTTTCTAAGTTTGGTATCTTAAGTATTGAAATGCAACGTGCCCAAACATTCGACCAGGCTATTATAAAGGATAACCTGGCAGAAACCGACATAGACGAAGCCGAAGTGTCGTACAATGACAATCCCGACAATGAGGAAGCCAGACGCAATGCAATGAAAGAGGCTTTGCAGGAAGCGGAAGTTGTCGATGAAAATACAGGCGAATTATTTAATACTGAGACAAAATGATTGAACAGGGTAGTTTTGGATGGCTTCGCCAACGCCTGGGGAACTTTACGGGAAGTCGCATCGGGGACTTAATGACAAGCGGAAAGAAAGGGGAGCTGTTTGGGAAGACAGCCCTTTCATACATGTATGAAGTCGCAGCAGAAAGAAACCTACTCCCTAAGTATATTGAAGATGATTATCTGTTTGAGATATACCAAAACCAGGTAAGCATCAACAACAAGTTTATAGAGTTCGGACACGAAAATGAAGATTTTGCCGCCGAACGTTACCAGCTTGTCACAAGATGCGAACTTGAAGAGTGCGAAAGTATACAGCACCCTACAATACCTTACTTCTCCGCTTCTCCCGACCGCATAGCGATTAAAGACGGCTTAAGAAAGGTGGTGGAAATAAAATGCCCAACTCCTAAAAAGTTCATGGAGTATATGAATGAGGTTAAGGATAACGATACGCTTAAATCAGTAAATCCTCTATACTTCTACCAAGTACAAGCGGAGATGTCCTGTACAGGATTGAGCAAAGCTGATTTTGTCGTTTTCTGCCCTTTCCTGAAACATAACATTCACATTGTAGAGATAACAAGGGACGATGCCGTAATCGCTGAATTTGAGAGACGGATAACCGAAGCAAACAAAATCATTAATCAAATACTGAATAAAAAATGAATTTAACCGGAAGCGTAAATTTGCTAAAGCTCGAAAAAGCGGGCATAGCAACAATCAAGAATAAGAAATGCGTTGTCATTCCGATAGAAGAAAACGACCTTTATGTAAGTATGGACGAGAACCTGAAAGCAAAAGCCGTCTATCTTAACGTTAATATTAATGAGCGTAGAGAGCCGAGCCAATACGGCAATACCCATTACTGCAAACAATACTTATCAAAGCAGTATAAGGATGCGAACAAGGCAGAAGCAGAAGCCAAGTCAAAAGTTTACCTGGGAGACTTCAAGCCTTATGAATTTGAGGGTTCCGGGAATGCTGCGGCTACGGTGGATGCACCATCCCTACAGACTGACGGGGAAGACGACCTCCCGTTCTAATGTGTAACCTATAAACATATAATATCATGCTGTACGAATTTAAGCTAAAAGTAAACAAGGTTAACGAGAAAGGCGATGAAAAGGAAGTCACCGAACATTACATAACCGATGATGAGCTTTTCGGTCATGTGGAATTGAAAGGCAATGAGCTATACAACGGTGAGTGTGATGTTTTCGCAATCAGCCGGAGTAAGATACGTGAGATTGTCAATGAGAAGCAGGAAGATGAGTTCTTCTATAAGGTTACTCTTGTTGAGATTTTCGTAGACGAAAACGGGAAAGAAAAAGAGAACAAGTATTATGTTCTAATAGCCGCAAAAGACATGGACGATGCCAACAGAAAGGCAGCGGAATACATGAAACAGGGGCTTCAAGATATGAAGCTGGACGCTATTGCAAAGACAAAGATTTTAGACTTGATATAATTAACCGAAAGCCCTCTGCTCACGCAGAAGTCCCGTGAAAGGTTCGGGTTAAGTGATTTAATTTCAGCTAACAGTTAACTATCCCGGTGTGGCTTGACCGCCTATCCGGGAACTATTTGTTAACCTGCCTGTCCGGTCTGTGAAGATGGGGCGGGCGAAAATGGGGGTGCGCAGTGGAGTGCTTTTGACTTTCGAGAGGTGCACATGGTAGAAAGTACGGTACGTGAGATATAAGGAGTAATTAACCTTAGAAGTAGCGCAAAAGGATAAGTCCTTAATTGGGTGTTCGAATCGCCCCATCTCCACATAAATGTGAGCCACACATAAATGGCAAGGGTTAGTAAATAATGGTTGTGCCCCGGAGAATACGCTTCGGGGCTTTAATAAAAAACAGCATGGAAACAAAAGAAATTACCAAGACTATTTACATTGCAAATGACGGGAAAGAGTTCTTAACGAAAGAAGATTGCGAACAGCATGAAAGGTTTGTTGAAGAAATACTTTCACGTATTAAGTATTTCTGTATCAGATATAATCCTGACTTAACAGAAACAGGAAATTTCTCTCATAAAATATATGTGGCTGTGTTTTCTAAACATTACCTATATAAAGATATTGCATTTCAATGGGCTTTAAAGAAGTTTGGTACTTACTTAGGGGAAAGCGTAATGGGATATGGCTTCCAACCCCATTTTAATGTAAGTGAAGTTTCTAAAGAAGAATATGAAGAATGCCCTGCTACTGTTTGGGGAGGCACTCCATTGAAGAGTGAGAAAATATTCCTTAGTCCTAAATCAGTAGAGGGATTTCCTGAAAACATTGACTACATGAAAGAATGGGGATTTAAATAATGCCATACTACATAAAACGAACAAAGGCCAAGAAGAAAGACAAGCCTTTACCTCTGTTTGATAAAGCAGGGATAACAATAAAGAAGAAGCCGGATTTGAAAGCTAAGCTCGACAAGGAGTTTTCCCTTTTTATCCGGCTTCGTGATGCAATGCCAAACGGATATTTTAGATGTATCTCGTGCGGGCAGATAAAACCGTTTACACAAGCAGACTGCGGGCACTATTTCAGTCGTACACATTTGGCAACACGGTTTGATGAGAACAATTGCCATGCCGAATGCCGTGCGTGCAACCGTTTCCGTGCCGACCACCTTGAAGGCTACCGTGAGAATTTGATAGCCAAAATCGGACAACAGTATTTTGACTTGCTAAAAGTGAAAGCTGCATCAAATACTAAGATATCAGATTTTGAGTATGAGCAACTAATCAAGTATTACAAAGCACTTAATAAGAAGTTACGAAAGGAGAAAGGTTTATGAGTTATGTATTACGAGATTACCAACAGAAAGCCTCTGATACTGCCGTTTCTTTCTTCAATAACAAGGCGAAGAAAACAAATGCCATTATGGTGTTACCTACGGGCAGCGGAAAGTCGCTTATCATAGCGGATATAGCCGCAAGGCTTGACGGTCATACCTTGGTGTTCCAGCCCTCGAAGGAAATACTCGAACAGAATTTCAAGAAACTCTGTTCATACGGTATTCTTGATTGCAGCATCTATTCTGCATCCTTTAACTCAAAAGAAATAAGCCGGATAACATTCGCCACCATCGGCAGTGTGAAGAATCATCCCGAACTGTTCACCCACTTCAAGAACATCATCGTGGACGAATGCCACCTTGTTAACCCTAAAGAGGGTATGTACAAAGATTTTTTTGATGCGGTGAAGTGTAAGGTTCTTGGACTGACAGCTACACCGTATCGTTTAAGTTCCAGCCGTGACTTTGGTTCTATGCTGAAATTTATCACCCGGACAAAGCCTCATGTCTTTTCAGAGGTCATTTATCATGTACAGGTATCAACCCTATTAGATATGGGCTATTTGGCGAAGTTGAATTACTATCCAATGAATCCTTTGGGATGGAACGAACTTAACTTGAAAGTAAATACTACTGGTGCCGATTATACAGATAGGTCAGTTCAAAGAGAATATGAACGGATAGACTTTTACGGCTATCTCGTTCATATTGTCCAAAGACTGATGAATCCCAAAGCCGGAGGAAAACGGAAAGGTATTTTAGTCTTTACCCGTTTTCTGAAAGAAGCGGAGCGGCTTACCTGGTCTATACCCGGAGCCGCAATCGTTTCGGGTGACACCCCAAAAGGTGAGCGCGAAAGGATACTTGAAGCATTCAAGGCTGGTGAAATTTCGGTAGTGGCGAATGTCGGGGTATTAACCACCGGCTTTGACTATCCGGAACTTGATACAGTCGTTATGGCACGTCCTACAATGTCGCTTGCTATGTGGTATCAGATAGTCGGTCGTGCCATCCGCCCGCATCCTTCCAAAGAATGTGGCTGGATTGTGGATTTATGCGGTAATATCAAACGTTTCGGAGAGGTGTCGGACTTACGGTTGTTTGATAGTGGAAATGGGAAATGGGCAGTTTACTCGAAAGGAAGGCAATTAACAAACGTGAGATTCTAAAACTATGGACGAAGGATTTTTGAGGCTAAGCCGCAGGTTTTTCTCGAATGAAATGTGGAATGAAGCCCGTACTTTTAGCAGTTGTGAAGCGTGGTTAGACTTAATCCAGTCTGCACGATTTGAGGCAACGCCCCGAAAGGCGAGTATCGGAGGTCGAGAAATCTCTTATTCAAGAGGTCAATATCCTGCATCCATAAGATTTTTATCTCAACGCTGGAAATGGTCTGAAAAGAAAGTGCGTTCCTTTCTTGTACATCTTAAGAAAAAAGGTATGATAACTGTTGAGTGCAATCAGGGAATGAACCTTATAACCCTATGTAAATATGAAGAATATAATCCAATGGGCACAAGTAAGGGCACATGCAAGGGCACAGATATTGAAAAGAAAATCAAAGAATTACAGTCCGAATGGGCACAGCTAAGGGCACAACTTGGGGCACAGTCTGTGAACAACAATCTGCCGCAATCCGAACTTTTGCAAAAATCAGGGCACACGGAGGGCACAAATACAAAGAAAGAAGAAGAAAGAGAGTATATAGATATATCTTCCCAGCAAAAGAAAGAAAATACTCCTGACGGAGTATCAAAGAAAGACAAGCTTTCTTCGCCCTCTCTTTCTGAAAAGATTGATTACAGCGGATTGATGGAATACTATAATTCCACATTCAAAGATAGACTCCAGCAGATAAAATCAATGACCGATGTGAGAAAAAAGGCTGTAAAAGCCCGGATAGCCCAATATGGAAAAGAGTCAGTGAGGACTGTTTTCAATCTCATTCTTCAATCCCCATTTCTGCTGGGAGCTAATGACCGCAATTGGAAATGTGACTTTGATTGGATTTTCAAACAAGCAAACTTTACTAAAATATTGGAAGGAAATTATAATGGGAAACGAACTGATACTGTCACCACAAGAAGAGAATCGGTTAGTCGTCTTAAAGACCTCGCCGGAGAAATATTGCGAAACTCTACGCCCGAAAAAAGTTGAGGATGTATTTCTAAGCAATGAGCCGGCCATAGGGACTATAATCAGAAAACTCGGAGAGCCGCAGGCGAGAGCCATATTGGTAATTTTAATTGCTGACGCTTTGGCGTTCTTCAATGTGGTTAATACCATGTCTGACACACAGGTTGCAATGACCGTAGACTTAATCATTGAGGAATACCCTTACATGAAAACTGACGATTTCAAATTGTGTTTCAAAAATGCAATGAAAATGAAATATGGAGAAAGTTACAACCGCATAGACGGGCAAGTTATTATGGGCTGGTTACGTGAATACAACAAAGAACGTTGTGCTATTGCTGATAGCCAGTCATGGAATGAGCATAAATCACACATGGCTGATGAGCAAAGAACAACCAATGGGATGTTCTACGAAGAATATCGGGAGGAACTTAAAAAACGTGCACTGTCCGGTGACAAATCTGCCATCAACGCCTTGAGGATGTCGGATGAATTGATTGCTGAATTGAATAGAAAAAGATACGAGGGTCTGGAAAAGAAGCCAAGCGAGTTTTAATAGGGGTAAAACGTATGAAACTAACAATCTGTTGGATGGCAAAAGGTCGACAAAAGCGTTTCTATAACGATATATGCAGGAAATTCGGAATTTCACGGTATATGAGCATCAACCACGAAACGCCATGCGAAATTAAAAAAGAAGATTTGTTGCTTCTTCGTGAATGCGAAAAACGAGGGTTTATCCAAATAAGAAATAAATAATTTATACACGATTATGAAACCAAGAAAACAATTAATTGACGCCGCCACAGCCGATGGTAGCATTGACAGAATGAACAGCCTTCTTTCAGCCGCACACATACTTAACTGCGAAGCCAACATGCTGATGGAGGAAGCGGCAGACTTGATGAGCGCCAAAGGACTGCTTCTCGGAAACCTTAAGAAGCTGCATAACAATTTCGTTAAAAGCGCAGATTTGTACTTTCTGGAATTCTCCTCACTCGTAGAGACAGAGAAATCGAAGATAGATATGTTCAGGGACATGGACGACTTCGACGCCAAGTTCCGCAAGTGGGCAAAATTACCGTCTGATTGGAAACCTAAAGAAGTGAAACAATGAAATTATTGAAAGAAATAGCATAATGAAAGAATATATAGAATTTTTAAAAGACAAGATGGCCATCAGTCGTCAGACCGGATTTGAAGTCAATCCGGATGAATTAACCCCGTCGCTATATCCCCATGTGAAAGATACTGTTCGTTGGGCGGTGTCCGGCGGTTGCCGTGCGATATTCTCCAGTTTCGGTATGCAGAAAACCGTTACTCAGTTGGAGATACTTCGGGTAGTTCTGAAACACAAAGGTGGCAAAGGGCTGATAGTATGTCCCAAGCGTGTAGTAGTTGAGTTCCTTACACAAGCGGAACAACATCTGCACATGAAAGTGACCTATGTACGAACTATGGCTGATGTGATGATATGCCCGACCGACATCATGGTCACAAACTACGAACGTGTGCGTGACGGTGAAGACGGGGTAAGAATAGAACCTTCCTACTTTGCCGTAACATCATTGGATGAAGCGAGTGTACTGCGTGGTTTTGGTACTAAGACCTATCAGGAGTTTCTTCCCTTGTTTGCAGAAGTACCGTACAGGTTTGTCGCTACTGCCACACCATCACCTAATAGATACAAGGAATTGATACATTATGCCGGTTATCTCGGTGTGATGGATACAGGGCAGGCGCTTACCCGTTTTTTTCAGCGTGACAGTACGAAGGCAAATAATCTTACTCTTTACCCGCATAAGGAAAAGGAGTTCTGGCTTTGGGTAAGTACATGGGCGTTGTTCCTCACTAAACCGTCCGACCTCGGTTATCCCGATATAGGATATGAACTGCCTGAACTGCGTGTACATGAGGAAGTGGTTAGTGTGGATAACTCCACTGCCGGAGCCGACCGTGACGGACAAGTGAAGATGTTTCGTGAGGCTGCTCTCGGTCTTGCCGACGCTGCGAAAGAACGCCGGGACAACATGCAGGAAAAGGTTGCCCGTGTGGTAGAGATTATCAACCGCCCGGAAAACAAGGACGACCATTTCCTTTTATGGCATGACTTGGAAAATGAACGGAAGGCATTATGTGACGCCATACCCGGATGTAAGGCTGTATATGGTTCGCAGGATGATGATGAAGCGGACAAGGTGATAGCGGATTTCAAAGACGGACGTCTGAAATATCTGGCCGCCAAACCTGAAATGCTTGGTGAAGGTTTGAACTTCCAATACCACTGCCACAAGGCAATCATGTTCATCGACTACCGTTTCAATGACAAATTCCAGGCAATAGCCCGTATCTACCGGTTTATGCAGCAGCATCCGGTTGACCTTTATCTGGTCTATGCGGAAAGCGAGGGAGAGATATACAAGAGCTTCATGCAGAAGTGGGCGCAACACCGCCAAATGGTAGCCAAGATGACCGATATAGTCCGCGAGAACGGTTTGTTCGGTTTGCAGGCAGAGGAAAAAATGATGCGGTGGATGTTCGCCAGTCGGGAAGAGAAATCCGGCAAACTTTGGAGGGCCATAAATAACGACAATGTTCTTGAATGTCAGAAAATGGAAAATAATTCAGTAGACCTGATTGTAACCAGCATCCCGTTCTCCAACCACTATGAGTACACTCCGACCTATAATGACTTCGGGCATAATGAGGACAATAGCAAGTTCTTTGAGCAGATGGATTACCTTACTCCTGAATTGATGCGTATATTGAAGCCTGGCCGGTTGGCTTGTATCCATGTGAAAGACCGCGTACTGTTCGGCAACGCTACGGGTGACGGCATGCCCACTATTGACCCGTTCAGTGAAATGACTGTATTCCACTACATGAAACACGGTTTCCGCTACATGGGGCGCATCACGGTGGATACGGATGTAGTGAGGGAGAATAACCAGACTTATCGGCTTGGATATACGGAGATGTGCAAGGACGGTTCAAAGATGGGTATCGGTTGTCCTGAATATGTCCTTCTTTTCCGCAAGCTTCCTTCTGACACCTCACGGGCCTATGCTGATTTGCCGGTGACCAAGAACAAAAGCGAATATTCGTTGGCCCGTTGGCAGATAGATGCTCATGCAAGCTGGAAATCCTCCGGCAATTCATTGTTGTCATACGAAGATATGAAAGGTGCCGGTATTGATAAAATACGCCATTTGTTCAGGCATTATGAACGCGAGCATATATATAACTACGAGGAACATGTATCATTCGCTGAGGAATTGGAAGCCTACGGAAAGCTGCCTAAAACGTTCATGGCTGTTGACCCGGTAAGCAAGAAGCCCTGGATATGGGATGATGTAACCCGAATGCGCACACTCAATACGAGACAGTCGCAGAAGAAACGGCAGAACCACATCTGCCCACTTCAGCTGGATATTGTCGAAAGACTGATTGAACGGTATTCAAATAAGGGTGAACTGGTATTCGACCCGTTCGGTGGTATCGGAACCGTTCCTTATTGTGCTGTTAATTTAGGACGTAAAGGATTATCTACTGAACTAAATTACGATTACTGGAAAGACAGCCTTTCATACTTGTATGAAGCAGAAATGGAAGTGAGCGCGCCCACGTTGTTTGACTTATTGGATGATGCAGTATGAATGTTCATCAGACAGTCCCCCGCTCCGATTGCACCTCTTTCGCGAAATGTGGCAAGCATTCCCTTGCCTATTGCCGGAAGTACGGTGCATCCGAATGCGGTCCGTGCGAGATAGTGAAGCGGAAACCGAGGAACCGGGTGATGGTGGACGGTGTAGAACGCAAGGTGTGCAGCCGCTGCAAAAGACCGCTTCTACTATCCTGCTTCTATGACAGGACAATCTATCGCAACGGAAAGGCGTATCACATCAAGACATCATGGTGCAAGATGTGTGTTTCGGAAGACAATCGGGAACGGAATGAAAGGAAGAAATGAAAACAGTTAAACTTTCCAATTTAAAAGTCGGCGACCTTTTCATCCATAAAGGAACGGTGTACGAGATTATTACAAAGAGTAAGTGGACTTCCCTATGTAGGTATCTAAATGATAAATATCGCTTTGGTGGTTGGTGTCAATACTTGTATTGTGATTTTAGTAATTACACAAAAGTGGAAATTTAATATTAACATATTGATTATGAAACGAAGAATAAGAGAAAAGGTGCAGAAATACCAGCATAGATACAAATTGCATCAGTATTTGAAGTATGCCCGCCAATGGTGTTTTGCTCTGGCATATAAGGGTAAACTATACACGTTGTTAGACGATGGTAGAATTGTAAAGGAGAACAGTTGGTTATGAAGCGTTTAATTGATGCCATTATAAAGAAATGGTTCTGTTGCCACGAGTGGGAATACTTATTTGAGAGGAGAGTTGAAGTTGTTGATGATTGGGGCGATAGAAGTTGGTACACCGTCCGTCACTATTTCTGCAAGAAGTGTGGTAAATATAAGAAAATTAAAAGTCATTGATTATGAAACAGACAGTAGAAGAAGCAGCAAGGGAAGCAATTCATAAGCATTATAATTGTAATGGAACCTATCCATGTTCAGAACGTGAATATTGCGAACATTGTAACGGTCATAATACAGCATTCGATTGTTGCGAATGTGGTGCAGATGAATTTAAAGAAGGATTTATTGCCGGTGCGAACTGGCATATCAACAGCGTGTGGCACAAGACTAAAGATGAAGTGCCACAAGCTCATGGAGAATACGAAAATGAACATTATCCGCAGATGCCATGCCTTGTATATGGGAAATTAAGCACTGGAACTGGTTACGGTGTCCGCTATTGGAATGTAACAGAGCAGTGCTGGAACGATGAAGAGTGCGATGATTACGAGTGTTCCAAAGATGCCATTGAAGAATGGGCGTATTTGGATGATTTAATACCTAATAAAAAGCAATGATTATGAAATCAAAATATGTATTATCAGTCGAACAGATGGAACATTTGCAGGAGCTTGGGTTGGACACAAGCGATGGAAGCATGTGTTTCGAGTGGAATGAATCAGATGCAGACAACATGGTTGTAACCTCTCCGGATGCCGATACGAATTACGACTATTATCATGAAACTTACACTTTGCAGGACATTCTCGATAAGCTGCCGCCTGTCATAAAAAAATATTATTGGCTTGCAATCAGAGTTAGTGCACACAAGGGAATGTGGTATGTAGAATATAATGGAAGAGGGTGTACTTTATCTTATTTTTATTCAGAAAATCTCATTGACGCGGCCTACGGGATGCTGTGCTGGTGTATTGAAAAACAGATATATTAAAACTAAAGAAAAAGAATGAAAGCACATGTAATGAAACTTGAAAACAATTGTGTGATTGTTGACGAGGAATATTTTAATGAGATAAAGAAGGAGTCAGAATTTAACCAGGAAAAGATAAATGAGATTGCCGAAGAAAGGTTTTTGAAATATGTCAAAGAAAGCGGCATCAAACTTTCCTATAAAGTAAACGATATACCTTATTTTTTTCACCACGACTTGTTGTATGAAATAAATTATGATGAGAGAGGTTATCCTGAATCTGTGTTAGAGAAGGTGAAGTATGTTATTGCAGACGATATAACAGAGGCTTTGAACGACAAGTTTAAAGGACTGAAAGACGAGGCTTTGAATTACGCAATAAGCGAGTTTGACAAGCGGAAATACGGTTTGGAGGCTACTGCAAAAATATGGAAATGTATTGCATTAATCTTTTTCATTATGACTATTGTTTCAACAACCGCATTATTTATATAGTTATGACCGAAGAACTTGTGACATTAGAGACTGCGAAGCTGCTGAAAGATAAGGGCTTCAATTGGAAGTGTGAACACCTAATAGACCGCAATAAGGTTATTACAAAATATGACCTTCCGCAAAGTATGTCGTGTTGTACGGAAATAGATGACGAATCAGTTGAATTTTTGTGTCCAGTGTTGTATGTTGCTCAAAAGTGGCTGCGTGAAATAAGAGGTGTGTATGTATATGTAGAACCTGTTATTGGAAAAAGATGGAAGCTTTCTTTTTGTGATTTCAATGTTCCAACAGAAGAAAGCGACTGGATGGAGAACGAAATAAACAAAGGGAATGGCTATAAAGTATATGTCACCTACGAGGAAGCACTGGAAGCCGGAATACAAGAAGCATTAAAACTTATATGATTATGAAAGCAAACCTAATATTTTTTCTTGCGATATTCATCATATCAGCATTATTCATCGGTCACTTCCGACTGACATTCTCACCGTTCAGTGTATCCTTTCTCTATTGGCATAGGACTGTAGGAGTTATTCTTATCGTTGTAGGATGCTTGGTCTACAACATAGGTGAGCATGTATCCGGTTACAAGAAAGGACTGGATGAAGGTATGGAGATTGTTTTGAAAGAGTTAAAAAAAAGATACAATGAAGAAGATAATGTTCAATGAGATTTGGAAATCAATCACCCTAAATGAGTGCAATTTGGATGTATCAAATTATGGGAATGTTCGTTTTTCTAAAAATCATAAGAAAAAATCGTTTCATCTTAATAAATATGGTTATCCGACAATTCGCATTCAAAAAGACAGAAAGATATACACATATCGAATACACAGATTAGTCGCCCAATTATTTATTGAAAATCCCTATCCAGAAAAGTTCGATTGCATCAATCACAAAGACGAAAACAGACAAAATAATTTTGTTGAAAATCTTGAATGGTGCGATAGGAATTACAATAACAACTATGGCAGTCACAACGAAAAAATAGCAAAAAGCAAGAGTAAGCCAATCATTCAATATGATTTGAACGGAAATATTGTTAGAGAATGGGAGTCTGCATCTGTTGCTGCAAGAACATTAGGGTGCGCTCAATCAGGAATAAATTGGTGTTGTTTAAGAAAACCAAAACACAACACATGTATAGGTTTTATTTGGAGATTTGCGGACGATAAAGATACTAGATATAAAAATGGAAAATCTATAATCAAATATGATTGTAATGGAAATTTTATTGAGGAATATATAAACATTACCTCTGCCGCTAAAGAGAATAAGATATGTATAACTTCAATAACCAACTGCGCTAAAGGTCGGTCAAAGACCGCAGGAGGTTTTAAATGGGAATATAAACATGTATAATAAAATGAAGAAGATACTTTTTTCAGATAAATACAGTCTAACCCAGGCTGTATTGGATGGTCGGAAGACTATGACAAGAAGGATGGCTGCCATTCAGCCACCATACAAAAACAGTGAGATATGCTTTCCTACAGTTCTTCTTTTGGAAGATGAACCCGAAAAACACCCTTTGTGGCTTGCTTATTGTTGGAGGAACAAGGATAATCCGGAAGAGTCTACTCCGTGGATAAAACCGAAGTATAAAAAAGGAGAAGTTGTCGCAATAGCGCAGTCCTATAAAGATTTGGGCTATTCTCCCGAAGAGCCATTACAGGAAGAAGCTGGTTATTATCCCCACATTAAAGATGCTTCCGGTTGGACTAACAAAATGTTCGTCCGCGCCGACATCATGCCCCATCATATCCGCATTACCGACATCAAGATAGAACGGTTGCAGAACATATCCGATGAAGATTGCTTTAAGGAAGGAATTTTTAAATGGGATGCTGGACAAAAGGATATTCCTTTTTATTCATTCCATTACGCAGATATACCCGACTACAATGATCCTCGTGACGCATTCGCAGAACTGATAGATAAAGTCTCCGGCAAAGGTACATGGGCATCCAATCCTTATGTTTTCGTATATGAATTTGAACTGATTGATTAAAAACGAGAAAAGATATTGATTATGAAACGTGAAATAAAATTCAGAGGGAAAAGTGTTGATAATAATGAATGGGTGTATGGCGATTTAATTCATATTGGAAATGGATGTATTATATATCAAGGCTCACAAAGTGATTATGAAATTACCAATAAGACAGGTGTAGCTATCGAATTATTCGATGATGAGGTTTCAGTTGTACGTCCAGAGACGTTAGGTCAGTTCACGGGCTTATGCGATAAGGATGAAAAGGAAATCTATGAAGGCGACATACTTATGTGTGAGCAACATATAGCTCTTGTATTGTGGAACAAAGAACTTGCTACATTCGCATTACAATTCGATTTTGAAAAAAAAGTTGGCATGAGACCTTTAGGAGAATGGCATGCTATGACAGTCGTTAGTAATATTCACGACGCCTCGAATTTGTTGAAAGAAAACAACCATGACTAAATTAGAGCACATCGCCACAATTGATTACTGCTACTGGCGATTGGGAAAGTTGAATGAGGCTCTTTCCAAGCCTAAATCGACTATGGAGCAGTTGGTTGATAAAGCCTGCGGTTATAATGAAGTGGAAGAAGTGAAAAAGGAAGCTATAACCCTTTTGGAACAGATTGTTGAAAGTAAAAAGGCTATCGGTGTGAATTATTCGGGAGATAGCAAGTTCCTTGATAAATTAAAGAACAAAGAAACACATGAGTAAACTATACAAAGCAACCCTCTTCGGTAAATCATTCATTATAGGATGGTTCAGCCATGCGGACAAGTGGTATCATAAATTTAGTATAATATATTGAACCAATGAGAAGAGCAGACAGAATAATCAGAGACAGACATTCCCGCATCCCGGACAAATACAAGAAGATTGACACTACGGTCAACGGGGATGTAGAAAGCCTTGCCGAACAACACAAGGAAGTGGAAAGAAGGCTATTCCCTCTACGCCTTAACAAGACCACTGTTATTTACGTCACAAAAGACAAACAGAATGAAGCATATGCAGCGAAAGCACGTAAACGGATGGGGATAACAGAGCCTAAGAAACCTTTCGTTGACCCACTTTCGGAAGAAAACATTACCAAGTTGTACAAGGAAGAAAATATACAGCCCCGCAGAATGGCAGAGATGTTGAATGTAAGTGTAAGGACGATATATCTAAGGTTGGCTAAGTATGGACTTACAAAAGTTAAATGCAGATAGTAAACTTACAGGCATACAGATATAACCCTCACCAAAACGGCAAGCGGTATAACCCAATGGAGAATCCGTTCAAAGCGTTCTAAACGTTCCATTGGATAACCCGGAAAAGGCGGCAATAGTCCATGTAAAGGACATTGTCCGCCAATTCAAGCAGTTCATCTATGTAATCCCTTTTTCGCATCACGTTCAAGTTTTCTACGTTGTTGGCGGTTTATACCATTTGCCGCGGCAAGGCTGTTCAGCGTCTCTTTCTGTTCGGGAGAAAGCATGTTATATACTTCTTCCCGGGATTTGCCTGATAAAATGGCTTGTACTATTTTCCACATAAGCTACGTCTGCAATGTTCACACAAAAATTTCTTCGCTACCGGGAACATCTTCTGTCCCACATATCCGCTAAGGTACTGCGCCTCTTCCCCGTATGGGTCGATGCCGAACGCCCGTGAGATATGCCGGCATAGATGCCCCTTTTCATGGTCGAAAGAGTTTTGAAACTCTGCCGGGGAAGAAGTAAGGGCTATAACCATTACGGTTTGCCTGTTTCGGATATTGGAGTAAGTGATACCCGTATTCAGATTGCAGGAGCGCATGTTCTTATAGGCATTCACCAAATCCAGCCCCCTGCATCCAACCCGCTGAAGGTCGGCGATGATACGGTCGGTATAATAGCAGTCCACCGCATAATATACCCTTACTTCCCAATCATAATCCGGTATGTAAAATTCCTGTATTATCATAGGCTACATCATCTGTTCCCACATGATAGGATTGCCGGAGCCTATGCAGTCGGCATAGAACCGAGTGAAAGGCATTCCATTGTAAGCGTCCACATCATCTATGTAATCCTTAATGAACAATGCGAGATGGGCTTCGTCAGTGATAGAACTTTTGTAGTAATCCGACTTCGCCATGTTTGCCACGTAAACACTGTCGTACCCTGCATCCTTCTCCAGGTTTACACTGTACTTTTTCAGAAGCTCCTCTACCTGCTCTTTGCTGATTGGCTCCAGCTTTTCTTCTTTACCCGTAGATTTATTTTCCATCTTCATGCGGGAAACAGCCCATAGGCACATCTTCTTGCTGAAATGCCATCCGTACTGGCTGAGATAGTCAGCCATTGCAGGCGGTATTCTGTCGTATGTATCTAATCTTTGTTTCATATTTTCCTGATTTTAAGTGATTGGCAAAAGAGGGGAATAATCCCCTCTCCATTACATGAACTCTCCGTTGGCGCGTCTGCGTCTGCGTTCGCCCATATCATCACCGTAAGGCTGTGAATCGCGGCGTTCGTTGTAAACCGGATATTCCGGGAAGTAACCCGGCATACGGCGTTCGCCCATATCTAAGCCGCCGCTATAGCTTCCACCGCGTGAACCACCGCTGTTACGATAGCCCATTTCACCGCCCTGCATCTCACGCATGGCTCTCTCGTAACCATGACGGCAACCCTCTCTATAGGCTTCTTCCATAGGATTACCGCCTCTCATACCGAAGTCACGGTCATATTCTCCGCGCCCTTCTTCCAATATTTCCCACATTCCCATATTATTTCTTTGTTTTAGATGTTTCAGCCACTCCGAGCTGTTCCATAAGCCGTTTGTTCAATTCCATAAGGTCGGACATGTTCTTGCTCATTTCTGCCATTTGCCCTTTCAGAGAGGATATTTCCTGTTCCTGACGTTGTTTCTCTGCAAATTCGGGGTTCAAGAGCGTCAGCATCTTATCACATCCCGCAATGACGGAATTGTGGAAGTCCATGCTGTTGATAATGTCTATGCTTTTCTGTTTCATAGAAGCGACCTCGTTGTTCATCGCATCACGAGAACATGACACTACGATATTACCGTTCTGTCCAAAGTCGGCTATATCCATGCCGGCAGGTAGATTTTGGAAAGTAGTGTTCTGCCCGTTGATACAGACAACGACATCCACAACCATTTCCATTTGGGGCAACTGTCCCATAGGGGGTGCCATAGGATATTTCGGCTTGGGAGCGGAAACGCTGACTACCGGACCGTATTCGATAAACGGGTTAGCATCCTTATGAAGTATATACAACTGGTTATTGGTACGAAGTGATTGAAACATATTGGTTTGATTTTAAAGGGGTGTGGCTATTCCCATTTTGGAAACAACCACAAAGCCCCATGTTAACTACTTGCTCTTTTGAGCGGTTGCTTCTGCTGTCGGAGTCGGTGCCGATGCGGTTGTCGGACGATACCCACCGTTAACAAGGAACAGTTCGTTGGTGTACTTGTTATAGTGGATTTCGTAGATACCCGTTCCGGCAAGGTTGCCGACAGTTACCGGCTCATTGTTGTAAGCCAGCAACGGTCTTGTATCCCCGTTAGTCCCTATCAGTATCGGGAGTGTAGCAGTCGTGCCGGCTGGTATCGCCTGGCGGAGACTGACATAGAAACCGCCTACATAGCTTCTGTTACGGAACGCATGGTTAGGAAGCTCCAAAGTCACGTTCTCCGTGCCGACCGTTACGGCTACCGTAGGAAGGGTATTGAAATTAGCCCTTCCAATAGTAGGGAACGGGAAGCCCCAATTATTAAAAGGAAATAATGCCATAATCTTTTGTAATTTAATTGTTTATTACTATATTTACAATCGGGATAGGTTGGAGTCATGACCAACTGATAAGGGTAAACCGAAGCCCTTCCCATTTTTCAATTTTCGGCATCATTTAATTCGGTAAAATCAATGACAAACGAAGAATTTATCAAAAGTGTATCTCTTGAAGGTGAGGAATGGAGGGATGTAGTCGGATATGAAGGTCTTTATAAAGTTTCTTCATTTGGACGGGTTATAAGATTGTCCTACCAATCAAAGAATGGAACTTGTGTATTTACTCATGCCCCATCCCTATTAAAAGGATGGAATCATTATGGCTATCATTATATGAAATTAGTAGACCATAATGGGAAGTACAAATCAATGTTTGTACATCGCATAGTAGCAAATTCTTTTATACCTAATCCAATGAATTATAAAGAAATAGACCATATTAACTGTGATAGAAAAGACAATAGAGTATCAAACCTCCGTTGGTGTAATAGGTCTCTAAATATGCTAAACCCTTTCACAAGAATTAAAAACTCTGTCAATAAAAAGGGAATTAAAACATGGAATACAAGACCCGTAGTAATGTTAAAAGATGGCGTTTTGATAACTAAATATGATTCAGCCTGTTCAACAGCAAAAGATGGATTTATACAAACTCATGTTAGCCGTTGTTGTAGAGGCATTGCCAAACAACACAAAGGTTATCAATGGATGTATCTTTCCGACTGCGAAACCCTTATCAATAAGTCAAAGAACTCTTTACCTAATGGCTAATTATCCCCAATAATTGTTGCATCCGCACCCACTGCGTGCATATACCGAATCTCCCATATATGCACCGTAGGCGGCCGCACGAGCTACCTCCGGATTAAATACTTGCAATTGCGGGTATGGCACTGCTACTGTAGGCGGCATTGAACAGCGGATTTTATCCACCTCTCCCTGCAATGTTTGTAGACTTGCTACTATTGGAGCAATTTGTTGCGTTACGTTTCCAAGAATAGTTGCATTCTGATTACGCTGTGAAATTTCACCTTTTAAAGTAGAGATTTCAGCGTCTTTAGCAGCCAACGCTTCTTGCTGACGACGCGCCTCTGCCGCATCCATTTTTGCTACAAGTGCTTGGAAACCTTCACGGTAAGCGTCCGCTAAAGAACGCGTATTCCCTTCCATTGTGCGTGTAAGCGTATTCATGTTTTCGCAGCTTGCTAAGCGGCTTTCATACCCTTGACGCTCAATTGCTGCTTGATTTTTGCAGCAGCAGTCTGCAATCTGAGTAAGAACAGCCTGATTTCCGGACTGGAATGCGTTGATGATTTGCTGGCTTGACATGCCCACCTGATTTCCTACATTGGCGATAAGTCCCTGGATGTTGCACAGGGCGCTCTGTAACTGTTGGGTAGAGCAGTTCAAAGAAGAAGCAAGCTGGTTGATGGCATTGCCATTGCCCTGAATGGCTGACATCAGGTATTCACGACCGACATCACCGTTAAGCTCGGCAGGCAGACCGCCACCATTGCCAAAGCGGTTGCCGAAGCCGTTGCCGCCCCAACAGAACCACAAAAGGATAATCCAGATGAACCACCACGAGCCGCCCCATTGGTCTTGGCTGCCACGTCCCTGGTTCAGTAAAGCGAGAAGTCCGGGGTCTACACCCTTGCTTCCCATCAAGTTGGGCAACATAGCCATGATGTCGAATTTGCTTCCGCCACCATTTCCGTTGTTCCCGTCTTGATTGAAGACATACGTTCTTTCCATAGAGATTTATATTTTGTATTACGGTCAAAATCAACCGCATCACAAAAGTATAAATACCGATACTGCCATGAAATCAGTTGTTTCCCAACGCTTTCCTAATGTTTTCCCAATATATTCTCAACATTTTCCCGCCTTCCATACGTTCCTGGAAATTGGAAATCATGTAGTTTATCGCGCGTTTGGTCTTGTGGATTTTAGGAGCTATCTGTGAAGGGTACATTCCCCTTTCGACAAGCAACTGTACAAGCAAATAGCGGGCGTCTACGGTTTCCGTATCCTTATCCGAAGATAGTATTCGGCTGGCGGGTATTTCGGTCTCCTGCGCCACAAGATTGATTGTTTCGGCAAAGATTTCTGACTTACACATAGTTTTTCTGAATTTTATATTTATCTTTGCCCTGCCACATAAAACATGAGATTAAATGAACAAAGCATAAGATAATGCGTTGAAGATATTAAAGCCTCCAACGTGCATTGTCTTATGCTTATCATGTTTTTATGTGGCAATATTAACGTGAAACGTTGGGGGCTTTCTTTATACTCTAAGCCCCCGAAAGAGTGTCAGCTACAAGCCAACTTCTACATCGTTAATTTCTTTTTTACCATACAAATAGATTATAACTTATTCCTGCGCCTACGTACATGCCGCCCGGATAACCATACCCAGCCTGCAACCCTAATCCCCAACGCTTCTTCTTCGGCTTGATGGGAACCGGATGGTAGATGTCATTTGTCACCGTCTGATAAACCGTCTTCGGATACACAGTCATACTATCCAGCCGTGGGTCTACATATCCGCTCACCACCGCACGATACAGGCTATCTTCATACACAACCCGTTTGCGATGAAGCAAGGTATCGCCTATACGTACTGTGTCATTCGGCAATATCTGCCAAAAGACCGCTATCGGTGCGGAGATAAGAACCGTGTCAAGTTTGACAACCGTCTGTATCTTTGTTTCGGTACGTATTTCTGCCGGCAAAGGCTCGAACGGGCGGAGCCACGCCACCACACAAGCGATTGCCAGCAATACAACTAATAGCCAGGGTAGTTTTTTCATAACCTCAACAAATAATGATTTACAACCATACCTGCACATATTGCGACAGCTCCACACAGCAAGTCTATTTTGTTCCACTTGCCGTTATAGTAGTGGCAACGGTCGCTGTTCTCCTTGATAAAGAGCATCAGCAGTGCAGTGCTGCCACCGAATACTATGGCGGTGGATAGATAGACCACCGCACCTAAGATGTTATTTTTCATACCATAAATAATTAGTAAAACACTACACTGTAGAACCACTGGCATCTACCCATGAAGAACCGTTCCACCATATAGGTTTACGCAGGGTCACATCAAAAAATTGAAAACCATTATCTGCATTGCCAGGACGTTGTGAAGTAACTCCTACATTTAAATATGGAATTGCGAGAAAATCAGTAAGCGGACTTTTTAAATTCCCATTCGTTGACATCAAGACTCCCTGATTGTAAAAAAAATGCGGGTATAAAGTTTTGTCCGGTATGTCGTCCTTTACTGGTTTCCACAGCAATACCGATGTCTTCATACTTGACCAGGTAGAATCATGTTCACCGATTAGCGCACAGTCTGAAAAATCCTGAAACGATAAGGTTTCAACGTCATTAACCGAACTGAATCCAACAACAACTTCTTTTTTCCCGTTAGGTGACTCTCTGTATATCTCAAACCCATAGTTCTTACCTGGGTTTATATAGAAATATGGCGTTTTCTCTTTATCACTATCGGTAATATCTATATTAAGAACACGTTTGGCAATAGGTATATTTTCTCCACACAACAGATATATTGTATATTTATAACTTCCATTTCCCCTATTATTAATAATATTACCGATATCCCTTAATTCAATATTTCCTCTGTTAAAAGCGTCCATAACATACTGACGTATTCCTAATGAAGTCGTTCTATTATAATTATAATAACAGGCTTTGTACCAATTTGTATCAACCAATGTCCCCCCTATCCTACAGTTGAAAAACACGCAATTCATATCCACAATATCAGTATTATTCAAAAACTCAGGCATTGTCATATCTCCGGCTTTATCCCATAACCCTCTAAAATAACAACCAATATATGTTACACCTTGATTTTCACTTAATATCCTGCTATTCATATAAAAATAGCAGCCTATAAAGTTGGCTTGAATGAAACCTCCACTACCTTCAATTGTAACTCCGCTGGCTTCCCAGTGACAGCCGGTAAAATTAGCTTTGATTTTTTGAGTTAATGCTATATTGCTTTGTATGCAATTAATGAAGTTAGTATACAGTCCTCCTCTGAATGTACCTAACTTATAATCAAAAGTCCTTTTTTCGTTATATCCTCTGAATTCATTTACCGAATTAAATATCCAAGCATCTCCCGCTAACTCCTGTCCCTCATTCATTTTGGATATAGTACCATCCCTTAACACCACATTTATAGCATCAAGCCGGTATGTTACATCTGAATAGGTGTCCTCCCATGAATAATAAATGACATTATGCCAACGCATAACATCAATATATCTATCAGCCAATGCCAGTATATAAGGAGCCCGCCTTATACTAATATTGTCCAAACGTACAGGAGCCCCACTGATTATGACAGGAATTTGCCAATTACGGTATTTCGTATCGCTGCCTTTAGACATGATAAAACCTTCTTTGATTGAAAGCCCGATAGAAGAGTATGCCGTTCTCCAATCATTTATTCCATCATTCATGTTTATGACAATATGGAAATCTATGAAAGAAGACATATTCATGTCAATCGACAATTCATTCAAAATCTTTGCATCTATGTCTTTGGTAAACAGATAAGTCTTCTTATTGGAACATCTTATACTGCGACATATCCGCACGATTGCATTAAATGCATCAGAGCTGTCTGTTTTACCGTCGTTGGACGCGCCAAACCATTCCGGCATTAAGTATTTGTTTTCTACATCCCCTTTGATATTCAACGCATTTAAAAAAACGCCCCCATTAAATTTTAGAATACACCCTTCAGGAATGCTTATCTCAGCGCCATCCAAATCAAAATCATACCTGATTTCGTATATAGTATCAGGCTGATTTATCATTTCCTGCGTAAGTATATTTTTACCGTCTATAATATTCCTGCGCAATATTTTATACCCCTTGCCGCTGAATCTGTCAGGACTAAAAGGGCGGTCGGCAAATTTTAAAACACTTAAGTTTTCCCCTTTGTCTACAGACACAAGGTCCTCGTCGTCCGCAAGACCGGAACCGATAAAACTCTTTAGGGTGTTAGGAGTAGTAGAACCATTTTCCCTGCCTTCTTGAAATGGAAACTGCTCATTACCCGTCAAAACGTCTCTTTTGGGGAGTTGTCCAATTTGTTGTCCTTTTTCTGTTTTCTCTTCCATACTACTATTTATTTTTACTTGTAAGCAATATCGGCTTTCCGTTAGTCAACAACAATGGAGCGTCATTGGCTAATAATAAAGCCCCTCCGTCAGGAAATAGATGCGGCTTATTCCCGCCAGCACCGGGAAACCCTATGGTAAGTATGCTGATTACGGGAATGCCGATTATAGGAATGCTGATGTGAGGGGTAGTGATTGGTTTCATAGGCTATCCCTCTTTAATCATTTTGGCTTCTGACACTTTCGTAGCACTTCTTATTGTAATTTCCATACCTGCCGCTATGCCAATAAGACGAAATATCACATTGGGAGCCCCTAAGGCTTGATTGGCATTTGGGGAAAGCGGGATAGGATTCATGCCTTCAATATTGGCAAATACAGTCACCATTCCGCCCTTGTTCTTTATCTGTATGGTAACGGGATTGCCGTCACTGACAAACGTTGCGTAATACGCTGTTTTGCCTTCTTCTTGTTGAAATGATAAAACTTCTGCTGCCATGATGTTTACTTTTTAGAGTTATTCAAATAGTTCACAATTCCCTGCACATGCAAGTCCACTATTGCCCGCTTCCCCTCTTCCGATAATAAGAAGCCAACATCTTCCTTATTGTCTTGGAATAGGTTCTCTGTAAGGACTGCCGGGCACTTCGTGTGCTTCAAGATGTAGAATCCGCTTTCCTTATCAGGGTCGCCATCCGTCATATCCTTGCGTATCTTCATACCTGGCAAAAGTCGTCCGGCTGCCGCATATAAGCTATCAGCTAATTTATCGGCTTTCGTCTGACCTGCCGAAGTCCACGCTTCCCAACCACGCGCCTGCATCCATTCAGAGCCGCTTCCCGCTGCATTACAGTGGATGGATACGAGAATTACTTCACTTGCCTTGTATTCGTTTGCCCTGCGGCAACGCTCCGATAAGGGAACGTCTATTTCCTCTTTGACGATACGTTCGGCATCAACGCTTTGTTTGCGCAATTCCGCTTCCAAACGTGTGGCAATCTCACGGGCATACGCATATTCTTTCAATCTTCCGTCCGGTGAACACTTGCCCGGAGTGTTACTTCCGTGTCCGTTGTCAATCAATATTTTCATTCTGCACGTCCTCCTTGAAATATTTGTCATAAACCACACGAGCCACCCATCCGGCGACAACGCCGACACCGAATGATACAACAGTAGTCAAGTTCACCCAAAACGGAGTGTAGTGCATGTAAAGCATAACTCCCACGATGATAGCGATAACAATCGCTGCGATAATCAGTTTCTTTTTCATTTTGTTACTCCTTATCTTTAGTTATTATTTCATTCATATCTTCTTTCTCGACATCGAGCACTTTCTTTCCGAACAATCCCAACGCTTTCAGTAAGTTGAAATTATATCCCTTTGGCTTCAAGATATTGCTTATGATAGAGCAGAACTCTATGAAGCAGACAAACAAGCATGAATACACATCAATATTCCATTTATTGCCGGAAGCAATGTTTATCATCACCACCATACAAACAAAGGCAAAGTATGTCACCATTTTACCCATAGTACGGCGCACAGCACTTGAAAACCGAAATTCTTCACCCAATAGCAGGCATTTCCTTATCCCGAACATTAAATCGCATACAACGACTGAAAATGTTACTATCAGCCACGGTATCATGTGTTCCAATGACTGTGCAATAAAACTGCTTGCTATTACCGAGAAACCACCCGGTATGCTTTGGGTAATAATGTTATTCTTCATCTTATCGTTATTTGTCAATTATTCATATCTTGCCGTAGTATCTGAACCACGCTCCCCATTTACGTTCTTTCAAGTAGTTCGGATTGTCCTGGTTGAGTTTGGCTTCCATCTCAAATGCGCTCGCTCGATAGGCGTTGGCGTTTACCTTACCGCTGCCTATTATGTTGTCTGTAAACAGGTGGTACACGAAGCTTACAAACCATTCTGCCAAATAAAGAATGTAGTAGAATAGCGGGATAAGGAGCAACCACCACGCACTGACATGGAATGCCAGCAATATGGACGGGATAGCCGCTATCTCCATACACTCGAAGAACTGTTTCTGATGTGTCCGTTCATGGCGTATGATTGTTTCGGACAACTCTTTCAACTTCGTAAGGATAAAGCCGAAGAACATAATTGTTGTGTAGTCGCCAAATAGGATAAGTTTGGCTAATTTGCTGTTGTAGTAGATTGTTTTTATATACATCATCTTATTTATTCATTATAATCAAAAATAAAAATTACATAATCTAAATCATCATAATCGTTCTCAGCAAAAACATTAATGTAGCTTCCAGGTTGACTTATATCTTCTCTAACTTCAATTGGTTCATTTTCTTCTCCTGTGAAATGCCATTTATAGATTTCTAAAAATCTAATAGGAACATCGTTTTCATTTTGTATATTAAAATTAATATGACTACCTACACCATTAGAATACCAATCTATTTTACCACTTTCAACAGTAGTTAACTGTCCACTTCTATATAGACTAATATTATGTGAACTAAGATTAGCTATTATTAACATTCTTGTACCATATAACGTATCAGAAGGTGGTAAATAGGTTAAAGCATCATATAATTTGCTCCAATCAAATTCTTTGCCTGCAATCAGCTTATCTCCAGCAAATAGTCCTGAGGTCAATTCTCCTATTTTTAACATAATCATTATCCTTTAATCGGTTACACAATATGCTGTATTGGCATCCTTAGAGCCAATAGCCTCGTACTCGGCAGCGGTTTTCTTGGTGAGGGTGGTGAGGTTGTCGGAAACGAGTATATCTTTTACTACGAAAAAATTTGTAGCATTTGAATTCAATGCAATAAAAATTCTTTTTGTAACTAAGCTAATATTATTTGCATCGGCAATAGAAGTATAAGTATAAATAAACGAAAGTTCATAAGCTCCATTATTGGGATTGCAATATGTGTGACTCGTACTTACTTTAAAGATTTCTTTTTCTGTAATTTTTAGGAATAAAATATTATCACTTAATAATCTATGTATAATATTTTTAAAATTATCAATGCTTCCAAATACAAGATTTATTTTTGATTCGGCTTCTCCTGCTTTAACTTCTTGATTTGAAGTTAACTGTTGGTGAGCTTCATTTGTAATCGTAAGCAAAATGTGTTTATCATCCACATACTTCTTCGTTGCAGGCTGGTAATCGCCCGTAGGGGTGAAACTTTCACTGTTGGTTTTGGTGAGGACGTCAGATTTTGCAGGAACTTCCGCCCAATCCCCATTCTTACGACCGTATGCCTTTCCATCAGTTGGCGCTTCATCTATGCCGCCTATCTTCCCCTGGCTTATCCATTCACCGTTCACCCATGCGTAGTAATCATAAGGAACTTCCGTACCTACGGCCATGAACCCGTCAACTGCCGAACCATCAGGAACGGCGGATTTCAAGGCTTCAAGGGTGGCGTATTCGCCGGCTACCTTAAATGATTTCCCAGGTTCTCCCTGTATACCTGGCTCGCCTTGTTCTCCTTTCAAAAATTCTAAAGGATAATTGACTACAGAAGATTTACTGTCGTTTCCTGAAGGTTTAAATGCAGGTAATGACGTTACATCATCCGCTTTGTCCGCATTCGGTACTTCATTAACTCCTATGGAGCTAACCATAAGGCGGGCAACTATTTCCTGATAATCCTGTTCTGTCCAAGCCATAATTATTCCTGTTTATCGGTTGCTTCTTCCGGTTGATTGTTGATAGCACGATTGAGCGCGTCAATGAAGAAAGGTTTGCAAAAAGTATTTGCATGCTCTTGTATCAGGGACACTTCTTCATCGGTATACTCTGTCTCTTCATTGGAGTTGTATATCTTCAAAGCGAGTGCATGCGATGCGATACCGTTACCGTTCCGGTATAATACATTCGCAAAATTCTCTCTACAATCTATATTTTCACAATGCTTACGGGTAATGTCCGTAGCAATCAGTAATTGTTTAAAATTTATCTTTTTCATGAGTTATAATTATTAGTATTATCCACAGTAAAAATGAACCCAATAACTGCCGTCAAAAACGAACCCAATAACTGCCGTCAAAAACGAAAAAGCAGGATATTTGATTGATTGAAGAAGCGTTCGTTGTGCCTCTGTTATTGGAATTCATTAGGTTTCCTTTTACCCAAACATTCCGGTTCAATTGGTTCTTCAAATATACAATCCGACCCGTAACAGCCGAACTTGGAAGAAATAGAGTAGGGTCAAAACTTATATCCGGTCCTCCATATATGATAATGTCATCGGTATCACTGACCGTATAGCTCGGTGGGGCAGACATCATGCTGCTGCCTAAATTGCGGACATTCGCTGCTAATCCGGAAACCCGTAATCTGCTTATTCTGACCGATTCACCGCTCCTGGCATTCAAATCTACATTACCCAATGCTTCTATCGCGCAAGTATCATATCCGGCCTGGGCCATCACTCTTACACCGGTTGAATGGTCACCGTAGGCATCCAAACTAAGTGCCGTAATCCCATCTCCACGAATGCGGCACATTGCCCCGGACGAGACATTCACTTCAAAAAATTTCCCGCCATCCTTGCCTATCCTCAATGTCGCGGTCGGATTTTCCTTTTCGTTTTCAAGTCCTCTGTTGGTTATCTTGAATGCACCGATATAACCTTCGGTTGCGGTAACACTGCCTGTAAACTCCCCGTCTGCGCCATCCAGATGCTTCACCTTCAGATTATCCACGTCGATAAGGTCTGCGTCTATCTTCCTGGCGAGTAAAAGCTGTGTACCCAGTAGCGGGTATTCCTGGATGGATTTCCAGGAAGTAGTGTCCGGGTTCTGGGCCACATCGTCGAACGGGTGCATCTCGCTGTTTCCGGCCACCGGATTCATCCACATGAATACAAACCCCTTATCCTTATCCAGGAAATATTCCCCATTCTTATACTTGAACGGCAGTGGTTTCCAGTCACCATCGACCGGGAACGGGGACGGGTTCTGACGCACAATGCTGGCCCTCTTCTGAGCAAGAAGGGTCTCGCGGGCACTATCACGGTACGCTTCCACAATCACGGAATCCGCATTGCCCCACTTGTCAGACGGAAGGTAGTATTCCCATTCGGACGATGCACCGGGGGAATCCGCCGTACCGATGTCCTTGCCGGCCGACTGGACATGCAGCCGCCAGAATACATCCAGCAGGGCCGCATCAGCCCCGCTGCGGTGCAGGGCTTTCAGCTTCAGCGGTGTAAGCTGCACATTGTTACAATCCACAGAGATGGCAGCCGGCTGGCACTCAATGTCAACGTATTCCACCGGGTCAGGCTCACGTACCGCCACGACACTCAAAAACGCTGTCACCATCATAGCTCAATAGGATTTGTATTCGTGGCGATTACTCTGAATGTCTTGGCCCGCGCCGCATCCGTATAGGTCAGTACGATGTCCTTGCCCTGGAACTTATTGCTATCCTTTCCCGACAGCGTGAACGGATTGTTCTCGCCATCGAATGTGGCGAAGTCCCAGCTTGCCACCGCCACTTCCTCTCCGGACTGACGTTTATAGGCATACGGAATAAGAGTTCCCGTTTCTCCCGGATATATCTGCCCGTCAGAAGCAAGCCCCTTGACCTTGAATGCCGCCAGTATAGGGTCGCTAAGGTCGAACACGGTAATGAAGCCCTTGGCAATGACTTTCGCATTCTGCACAGCCTCACAGCTTACCACCAGCGAACCGTCAATATCATTCGCGGCAATGTTCTGGGTTCCCTGAGTTCCGAGATTCTCTTCCCCGGAAGGCAGTTGCTTCTTCCATTGGAGCGTGATATTGCCCAAATCGTTGATAAGGTCTCCGCCACTGTACAGCGATGCCTTCAAAGTCAGCACTTCGGACGGATTGATTATCTGCGTACCCTTGTCTGAAGTGATGAATAACTCATACTGTTTACCGGATGATTCCTGGATGACAACATCCGTCGCAAGCTCGTTGAATGCGACCGTATGCCCGCCGATTTCAACCTCACCGGAAACGGTTATGCGGTCATTGTCATATCCGGAAATAGGTACGAGGTTCTTCATCACCCGAAGTCCCGTCATGGGATAGGACTGCGAGTCCACACTGACATTGTATCCAGTTACGCGCTTGAAAGTACCGGCAAACTGTTCCGTAGTACACAGCCCATCCTCCCCGAATGCAAGTTCGGTTCCGTTATACTTGAATACAAGTTTGGAAGGGATGAGGATACGCCCGCTGCTCACATCCCGCAATACGACGATGACAATAGGGCGTTTGTCCTCTGCCAACGCTTCAAAATCCGGTGTATACTTGTCGCTACCCTTTGTCCATGCCTGGATAAGCGGACCATTGTCCACGCGTACATACCCGTTGACGGTCGTTCCGTTGCTCACCGCCACGATAGCCAGTGAAGCGGTCACTTGATTCTGGTTCATCGTCTGCCTCCTTTCCTTTTTCCGTCAGTCTTTGCCCCGGCCGGCTGTTCCGGACCGGTCACGCTGAAACCGGGGTCTATTTCCTCTTCCTCTTCGGGTGTCACGCTGAAACCGGGGTCGATGTCCTCTGAACCCTGCATCGCTTCCTGCTGTTTCTCTATCAGTTCCTTCAACTCACGTGCCGAACCAATGATGTCGATGTCAAGAAGAGTACCCACATTTCGCATCTCACTGATAGGAATGTACACCCTGCCATCCGGAAGGGTATTCATTATCCCAAAGAATTTGCCTTCGAGCTTTGCCTTTTCTACAATTACGTACATATTGATTAAAGTTTAAAGTTGTTACTCAATTATTCATATACCGGACCCGTGGCAATGAATACCGTCTTTCCGTCAATCTGTGAGGAGATAACGGCACCTTCCTCGTCTCCCATCAGGGACTCACCTGTGAGAAGCCCCACTTCCGCCCACACCTGGAAGATATGTCCTGCCGGGAAACCCTTGTCCGCGGGAATGAACTCCAGCGTCCGCCCGCCGGTTGCCAGCACCTTCTCCGGCTCGCCCGGCTTCGCACTCTGGCCTTTCCATGTGATGCGGAAAAGGTCATCGTACTCTGTACCGTACTCGCGGCGGTTGTCGAAGATGCGTACCTCATAGGCGCTCGGCTGCTTCATATCATCGGAAAGGGTAAAACCCTTTGTCTGGATAATTTCGCAGTTGAGGGAAACGGCCATCTCCGTCTTTACCTCAATAACCTTTTCCAGCCGCCCGTCCGTAGGTGCCTGCGGTCTGCTGCCCGCATATTCACAGGCGCGGCAACGGAAGCTCGCACCGGTGACATACTTCGCCTGATACATCAGCTTGCGGGTGTACACACCGTTCCCGTCATGGCAGACAATACCGGGGTCGTCCGGCGTAACAGGACGGTATGCTCCGTTTTCGAGGATGTCCCAAAAGTATGCGGCGTGTTCATCATCCACGGGTTCAGTGCCCGTATAGAGCTGCGGTTCTATTGACCTTTCCCAATAGCCAGAACGGTCGGCCAGGCGCAGCGGGTCGGTCACCATCACGGAATCCCCCTTCAGACGCAGCGAATACGCCTTGTTGTCATAAAGGTGCGCATAGGACTTCACGCTCCGTTCACAGCGGACCTCGCGGTTCGTACGAGGGTCCGTGAATATCGCGATGCTGAAATACTCCACCGGCTTCTCCGGCGGCGTGTTCTTCCGGATGGTAAGCGCGTATTTGGGCACACCGCCGCTGCCGTCGGAAATGCTGTAATACTCACCCTCGACGATGCGGTTGGCCGACTTGTCACGGGGTGTGCCCTCGAACCACTCCACCCCCGTGAGTTCCATTTCACCGAATACCGTCTTCTCGTCGAATGCCGATACCTTCGGCACGATGACCAGCGGTGTCAGGGTCCGGTCGGGGCTGTATTCCCGCAGCTGCTTGTCATAGGTCTGCACGGGACTGCCCGACAGTACAATTATCTCTCCCTGGATGGAAAGGGGACTCACATAAATACGCCCCTGCTGTTTGTTACTCTTTATTCCCATAGTTATAATATGTCAAAACCAAATCTCTGTTCTATCTGCTGCATTTCCCCTTCAACCGGAATGAATACCCGGCATACGAAGGCAACGGACCTGCTTACAAAGCCGAAGTCTGAACCGACCCCGTGCTGGTTCCCGTTGTCGATATGGATGGCAAGCCTGTTGCCATCCACGTACTCTGGCGTCCAGAGGTTGTCCGCCGGAACATTGCCGCTGTCACGGAACCATTCCACTTCGGTGGCACCGTCCGCCATCACATCATCCGTTATATCCGTAGTTCCGAAATATATACGCCCGGACATTACCGTATCCACACCGCCTATGACGAATGCCTCCCCACCTGATAGTGAGAGCTGGAGCGAATATCTGCTGTCGCCCTCAAGGAGTCCCCACGACGGGGAGTTCCATTTCGGTTCATCGGTTGTCTTATCTGACAGACAGCCCCACTTGCAGCCAAGGTGGTAGACCGTATGCTGTTCCAGCAGGGTATATTCGCTGCCGGAAGGCTTTGCCAGTTCGTGCTGCACTAAGCGGTAAGGAGCACCGCTCTGGGCCGTTTCCGGCGACCAGACACCCCGGTCTACCATCTTGGGAACGACATCACCGTTATAGTCGAACTGATAGAATTTCTCGGCAATGACCGTCTGTGCAACGATGCCAACATCTTCGGTTGTCACCGGCAGTTTTTCGAGTGCCTTGATGTTAGGGAGTTTTCCGATTGTAAGCGCATAGTTGTAGTCCTCCAATATCGGCTTATAGACATTGGACAAAAACATGATGCGCCCCTCACGCGAAGAAATCATCCACGACTGCGCCCGCCCGTTAAAGCCACCTGCTTCAGGCAGCGTACTGTTACCCCTGCGGGTTACGTTGTAGCCGGCCAACGGCGGATAGTTCGTGCCTCCAGGCACTTCGCTGTCCGGATAGAGCACGACCGTTATGCTGTTCTCCTGCGCATTGGTGGTAAGAATACGCATCCAGCTTGTATAATAGTCGGAACCGCCCGTAAGCAGTGTGTTGATGATGGAGAAGCAGACATCATTCTCCTGGAACTTCATGAAGTCGAAGTCCGTGCGTTTCTCTATTTTCAAACGATAGGTGCTCTCGCCCAAATCCTCCACGGATTCTATCTTACCAATCTCGGTAAAGGAGTAATCAGATTCCATTCCTTGAATCTGGTTTATTATCAAGTCAAGCACTGACAATGAACCGCGCACTTCCAACCGTTCTACCTGTGCCCGGCCATCAGGAAATATCCCTGCACCCTTGCCAGCAATCATACTGTCTACGAATTCGCCGAACTCACCGCCTGCGAGGAGTTTCAAAAGATATTCAGTCTTATCGGACTTGTCTTTCCTTAAGAAAGTGACCAAAGACCTGCGTGCCGAGAATACATTGCTGTCGGAAGGGGCTGTCGTATCGTTCGTCCTGATTATATAGACCCCGTTTCCGCCGCCGGTATATGTCTGCCCCTTGTAGGTCAGGGAATCAATCTTGTCTTCCATATCCCCGATACGGGAATAGGGCATGCTCTCGCCGATTATGTATGTAGGGCTGTCCCAGGGCTTGTCAAGGTTAAACTCCCAACCGAGTATGCGGCTGTCGCGCCCGTTCTCAAAAAAAGCCCTGTTTACAAGGAACACTTTCTGTCCGAACTCATAGAAGCGTCTCAGCCGGTCGTTATACACCCATTCGGAATCAAGGGTCGTGTTATATGTACCGTCATCCCTTTTGCGTCGGTCGGCATACTCCTGCGCCTTTCCCTTAAGCTCCTGTTCGGCTTCTGGGGTATATCTGTCAGACACAAGCTGGATGTTGAAACCGGAAAGGACATACTCGTCGCCGTTTTCCGGACGAAGGGTATCATCGGGAAGCATACGCCCGTAATCCTCGTTTCTCACGATTTCCCAAAGCTGCGCGCCGCGCATGTCGTCTTTGGGGTCGGGATTGAAAATGACACCGAATTCCATGCCGTTAAGTTTGCCGGACTGGAACCGGATTCTCAGTTCCTGGCCTTCGATAAGATATTCATCCTTGAACTCCAGCCCGGTATCCTTGTAGCGGTAGTAGGTGACGGTCTCTTTCGTGCCGTTCTCGTCCTTCACCTCTTCGGTGCGGGTATGCACGTCGGATAATGTGCCCGTACGCCTGGGATAGACATTTTCAAATACGACAATGTCCTCTATCGCCTCCTCTTCGGACATGTCGGGATACACATCAATGTAAGGCGTGTCCGCGGGAAGCATCAGCCTGCGCTGGACTACGCCGTTGACAACCGTCTGTTCATCCACGGGACGGTAGTCTGCCGGAATATTCCGGGTAGAGCCGAACGCATAGATTCTGGTCGCATAAGTACCTTTGCTGTCGCTGCGGGTCATGGCTGACGCTTCAACCCCTAACTCGATTCTGACGGAATTACCATATTCATTTCGCCCAAAATGGATTATGTTATCCGTTATCCAGCAATCACAGTCCCATTTCTCCTTATCGGCCATGGAGAACAGGGCGTCAAGAAGGTTCATATTGTCGTACCTCATCGCAACGGCCTTGTTCTCCACTGTGGAATCTATGCTGAACTCAAACTCTTTTCCATTGTATGTATATCCGAGTGCCTTCAGGTTGCGGAGGAATACGCCGAGCTGCACGTCAAGGGGTGCGGTCAGAGACCATGAAGCCTCATGGCCGGCATGTTCGGGAGTGTACTTGAAAATCTTGTTCTTCCACTTCCAGTAATACGCGTCCATGCGCAGCTCATAGTCATATCCCCCGGTAGAAGCATTGAAGGCAGGTTTCTGCAAATCCACTATCTCATAGACCTTGGACAGCAGTCCGCCCAGGGACTCGTCAAGCACTCCCGACAAATCCACGTAGTCGCCGAGCTTGAAATACACCGGGTCGGGAACGCTGAACGGAAGGATGATATAGTCTTCCTTCATCAGGGTAAACCTGCCTTTAGCCCCGGCATTAATGGGGGTCGAAAATCTTGTCTTACCGGATATGTCTTTGATGTCTACCATAACGCATCCAAAGTTCGCAGATAAAAAAAAGAGTGCCCTATTTTGGACACTCATATACACGACAATAAATCCAATGTCGTGAATTAGGTTCTGTTTGCTGGGTTTGGCTCGTTAAACTTGGCTGAAATTTTTCCGAAAGTCTGGTCAAAACTCTGTGCATAAGCAACGCTTTTCCCAAGATAAATCAGATGATAAATCTCATTACTGTTAGCCGGAACTTGAATATCAACCACACCTTTATACAATTCTTCAAAGAAAGCTTTTTTCTTTGCTTGATAGTCGGATTGGGAATTTCCTTCAATTGTAAAAGAAAGTGTTATTTCCCGTTCATCTATTTTGGGGTCATTGATTATCACACGTTTTCCATGTTCCAACCGGGACTTATTTTCTATAAATTCTTTTATGGGTGATGATGCCCCAAGTACATCAAGAAAGCCCTCTCCCATTCTTACCCCCCATGTTGTGTAGGCGTCTTGGGTATTTATCAATAAATCTGACATAGTTTATAATTTAGATGTATTGTTTTTCACTTCTGCCATATCTTTCTGAATTTGAATGATTGGTTTTACAATAGCTCCTGTATTTTCCGAAATCTGTACCAATTCAAGATAAGATTGTGCTATCAAATCTCGCGTATCATCAGCGATATTCCTTGTTTCCGTATTTATGGAAAGTAGAGCATCTGCTTTTACTGTCAGTAGATTAAGTGATTGAGATTGAATAATATTCTGATTCTTTATCTCTTCTCCTGCAATCTGCAATGCTGTAAACCGCCCGTTCAACTCTTCGCCGGTATCTTGACTCATTGTCTGAAAGCCTTTGGATGAAGCTGACTGCGATGTTGATTCTTGCGAAATTTTATCATATCCGGTTGCTGCGGCAAGCTCGTCACGAAGCTTCATGGCTTCATCCACATAACCCATGTACTCATCCATCAGCTCCTTACGCTCATTATTATCAAGCGTACCATCATCTTTCATGGCTTCACCGAATTTGTCATACCATGTTCTCAGTTTGTCACTAAACTGTTCACCGATGGCATTTGACAGCATTGCCTGCATAAAATATTTGGATATGTCATCAGCAACATCCTCAGCACTCTTCTCCATGTCCATCAGACTGCTTACAAAACTGTCATACATGGAATCGAATGACATTCCGGTCAGACCCTCATAAAGATTATCGGTCAACTCCTCCAGTTTGCCGGCCTGCTCAATATAATCATCAAGTTTATCGGTTACACGTTCACCATAACCACCTTTCCCGGCATTCTGCATCTTTGTCCATATATCAACATTACTACGGAGTTTTTCCATCTCTTCAGGTGTCAGCTCCCATAATGAAGAAGTTCCGGTAAAATTCTTGTTTATGTTCTGTTGAATCCATTTCAAGTCTTCGGCAGACCATCTCATGTAGTATTGCCAACTCTTATGTGAATTATGGTAACCTGCCTGTTCACGGGCGATATTCAGATAATTGGAGTTCTGCTCTTTCTGGTATTCATAAGCACTTCTATACGCAGCTACGGATTTCGTTCCTTTGCTTGCCTTTATCTCATCTGTTAATGATTCGATAGAAGTCTGTAGCGTCTCGTTACGGTCGGCAAGACGATTAATGGAATCCTGTACCTCCTTTGCATTGCTTCCACTCCAATTAATTACCCCACCTAATGATGTGATACTTGTCAAAGCTCCTTTTATTGTTTGCAAACCACCAGTAACAATAGACATTGGTTTCATTAGGTCTATACTTCCAAGTCCATCCAACATCTCGCCAAACCCGGACATTGTTCCCTCCAACCATTCAGGTGTTTTTGTACCAAGCGTTTCCATGATACCGATAACTTGATTACCGGCATCAACATATTGACCTATCTCATCAACGCCATGATGTAAAACGGTAGTAGCTTCCGATATCGCTTTCTGTTTGTTGTTTTTTGCGCTTTCAAGAGTAGCCTTTGCATTCTTCTTTTCTTCGTCTGTACCTTCTTTGAGCGTTTTGTTATACGCTTCCTGCGCTTCACGTTGAGCATCAGTGGCATCTTTAAGGGATTTAAAGGAAACAGACATAGCTTCAAAAGGATTGCGTTCTGAAACCTTATCATCAATCCTTTCGATAGCATCTACCAGTTCTTTCAGATTTTCAGGAGATAAATCTTTTTGAGACGAAGTGAAGTCTTTAAGGTTAACTTTCAACTTTTTCAAAGTATCAGTAGAAACCTTGTCAAGATTACCAAAGACTTGTTCCCAATTCATATTTTTCTTAAATTGTTCAGTATCAAGTTTGAATATATCTTCATTCTTGATTTCTGCACGCTTTTCAACGCTTCGGTCAATCTTGGCTATCCCATCAGCATCGCCTTTTGCTTCCGCTTTCCTACGGGCTTCCTGCAATACAGCAATATCATCGTTAAACTTTTTTTCAATGGCAAGACGTTCATCCGTATAAGACAAATATTGCTCTGTCAAATCCTTGTATGCTTTTTCATTATTGGCAATGGCAGCCTTGTAAAGTTCATCAAAATGCTTCCGTTCGTTATCGGAAAGTTCAATACCGGTAGCATCAAAAGATTTTCCTTTGTTTTCGGGATTAGCATCCCACGCAGTACGGGCATCCTCAATCTTCTTTCTCAAAGCATCCTCTTTTTGACGGTCAATAGCCTGCATCTCCTTCTCGAAGTTGAGTTCCATTTCAGCAATGGTCTTGGCAGAGCCTTCATCCATAGCTTTGATTCGGGCTTCATCAACTCTCATTTGCAAATCCTCGGCATTGCGTTTTTGTTCCAACGCTTGTTTCTCAAGGAGAACATTATATTTATCAGTCTGCTTACGAAGTTTCTCGGTTTGATTCTCCTGTTTGGTTAATGAGCTTCCGGTAATGCCGCCCAAATTTTTATAGGCTTTTTCAGTTGTTTCCGCCCGTTTCTTAGCCTCTTCATACTGCTTTGAAGTAAACTTGGATTTATCCTTTTCTATTTCAGAAAGTTTCTTCTTAGCATCATCCCAGTCTTTCTTCGCTTTCTCATAATCCTGCTTGTAGGTGGTTTTATTCTTCTCTGAATCAATTCGGGTTTGCTTGACTGATTTTGCTGTATCTATAAGTGTTTTTATGTCTTTCACATTATAGATTGCTTCATCAGACAAAGTACCCTTAATATCAATAGGCAAACGAAGTTTCACAGTTCCATTTTCCCCCTTTCCTCTGATACGCTTCTCCAACTCAGAGATGTAGCGGTCAAACTCATTAGTATTAACATCTTTAAGATTGGAAATGAACTGTTCGGAGATGCCTTTGCCTTTTTCTTGCAGCATGACATCACGCATAGCACGCAATTCTTTTAGTTTCTTCACATATCCATCAACGCCTTGCTGACCGGAAAGAGTTTTCAGCAGATTCTCGTAATATTTGATTTCAGATTCAATGTTAGAAAGTTCCTTGGTTTGCTTTTCTCCGGCACGTTTTGCATCTTCTTCTGCTATCTGTTGCTTTCGTTTAAGTATATCAGCCAACTTAATGGTTTCGATGTCATATTGAGCGAATATCTTAGGGTATTCTTTTCTTAACTCCGCTAAACTTCGACCTCTTTGTAAATCCGACAACGCTATATCACGAGAACTTTGTACGAGGGAATCAATCTTCTGTTTGTGTTCTTCTTCTTGCTTTTTAGCTTCTTCTTGCTGTTCATTAAACCTTCTCTGTGCCTTTTCTGTTTCTGTTGCCGAATCGCGGAAAGCCAACATTGCAACTCCAAGTCCTACTACAGCAGTAGCCAACAACACATAAGGATTGGTAAGCATTGCAGCGTTTAAAGCTAACTGCGCCTTTCTTGCTAATAAACGGGCATTGGTAAGTCCAATCTCCACAAGAGTATGTTTACTTTCGGCAGCAGTAACAAGCATCACTGCGGTCCGGTATGTACCATAAGTAACCACTAATCCAGCCAAGACCTTACCTACTGTTTCATAATTCTGAATCAACGAAGTTGTCATTTGAATACCGTCCATAATAACACTTTCCGACTTAGTTCCCAATTCGTTAAACACGGAATCCAAAGCATCCTGCATCATAGACAACTGACCATTGATAGTCTTTGAAGCATTCTCAGACATATTATAGAACTTACCACCTGCGGAAGTTGCATCAATGAATGCCTGTTGAACCATTTCAGCGGAAACAGCACCTTTGGACATTTCATCTTTCAAAGTTGCGATAGATTTTCCGGTCTTTTCGGAGATAATCTGTAACGGGTTGAATCCAGCGTTTATCATTTGATTCAAATCCTGCCCCATAAGTTTACCCGCTGCTGACATCTGTGAAAATGCCAAAGTCAGCGAATTGAACTTACTGGATTCCCCCATAGAAATATCACTAATGGCTTTCAAGTATTTGATAGTGTCTTCTGCTTGTATGTTAAATCCAAGCATCATCTTTTCTGCTCCAACCATATCTGACATAGTAAGTGGAGAAATCTTAGCCAGCTCCTTGATTTGCGGAATCAGTTGCCCTGCCATATCCTTTCCAACCATAGTCTCAATAGCGGTCTGCATGGATTGAAATTCTCCACGAACACGAATCATTTCAGAACCTAATGCCTTTAATACTCCAGCACCACCAATAACCGCCAATGCTTTCTTCCAAGAAATAGCGATACCTTCGTTAGTTTCTACTACTTGTTTCCCATCATTCTTATAAAGTTCATACTCATCCCGTAATTTCTTTACTGACAATCGAGCGTTAGCCTGTTCCTGGGTGAGGTTAAATAAAGAACTTTTTTGCTCTTTCAATTTTTCATTTGTAGACCTTATTTTAGCTTCTAAGGAAGAAGTATCACCATCCTGTTTTAATGCTTCACGATACTTGTCTTTTAATCCTGCTAACTCATTTTTCAATTGTTGGATAGTTTCACGTTGAAATGTTATTTTTTCCGACAATCCATTCACTACCTGAGAAGCATCGAAGATTTTCCTTTTGAATCCTGTTTCCATCTCTGCTCCAGCTTTGGCTGCATTAGTCACCAACTCATCCAATCTTTGGTTGGATGTAGCAAGTTGGGCATTCAAAGCCTTGAAAGCAGCAGGAGACTGCGTGCCATCCATGCTCATTAACTCCTGCTTTAATTTTGCAATTTCATTACGAAGTCTTACAACTTCTTCCCAGTCACTACCTACCTTAAAATATAATTTCGCCATATCTATTTCTTTTTCCTACGATTAGCCAATTCCTTACCACTGATTCTATTCACCTTCTGACCACCATATACTGCGTGTAATTTATCCCGTTGCATCATCAGCAGATTCCGATAAGGGATAATCTCAAACACTTCTGTATAACTCAGATGCAGCGTGTCAATCAAATGGGCTATCTGCCCGAAGAACGTTGTGTTTCCTACTGTTTCGGTTTTGCTGCCAGCATCGACACGTTCCTCATCGAGCTGACACACTGAAAAACCGAAATATCCATCATAGAGAAACAGACTTCCAAGGCATCTTTGACTTCTTCAAAAGTGCCGTTCTCCAAATTATCAGCCAGTTCCTCACTGCCACAGATGAAACAAGAAATGCCTTTCAGCATATCTCCAGTAATTTCAGGAAGTTCTTTAATAGCTTCCATGACATTATCTCCAGTCATGCCGATATTGGAAAAATGATGAATGGCACGACAGATAATTTTAATTGTAGGAGGTTTAATGGTATAAACCATCCCTCCTATCTCCACATTCATGAAATCCAGCCCTAACAAAGCATCAGAAACCGTTTTTGCTGCTTGATTCATATTCTTAAACTAAAAGGGGGAATGGTATATATCCATCCCCCGGTTATCACTCTTGTACTTTTACCAATGTTATCTCTTTTTTAAGAGTGGTATCAACTTCAGAAGGAGTGGTTTTAATATCTCCTGACTGAGTGACGTACCCCACTTTCGACACTTCATAGTGAACGGTAGCTCCAGCATTCACCTGCTTTGACTTGACCGTTACACCGTCCAGCTTTACGGTCGCATCGGAAGGAGTAGGTACAATGGTTACTGTAGTTCATGCCTGCAAAGCTTTAATCTGCCCTTCTTCATAGTTATACTCAGAAGAAACACCTTCGATTCCCGGTTCCTGCACCAAGCCTTTTACAGCGATTGCAATTGCCTTATCCGTATTGGCTTCACGGGAAACAATACGGCATTTTGGGAAGATGAACCATACATCATCATCGGTCAGACAGAACAATGCTTTGTTGATAATAACTTTATCCAAAGCACGCTTCCAACCTACATCTTTAGATGTTGCCTGAATAACATCGCCACCCATGAACGCTTTCTTGGTCTTCCAGTCATATTGTCCGATAGAGAAAGCGGGCGATACTTCTCCCGGCACATCATCGTAACGGTAATTCTTTCCCGTTAATTGGTTCTTGTACCCAGTGACGGAGGCTTCCGTCTCCTCAATCTGCCACGTTTCCCCATGTACGTTCAAAACCTCATCTTTCGCTTTGATGGCGGCTTGAATCAAAGTCTTTGCGATTTCGGGGGTAATGTCTGCCGTTACCTTATCAATATCGGCAAACAAGATTCTTTTTATTCCTACTGCTGAAATCATAATCTTATAGTTTTACATTTATTACTTCAAATAAAATTCTCACATTCACGTAATGGCATTTCAAAGCTGTATCCGCTTCCGTGCCAATTGATTCGATAGAGTAACGATAGGTTGTACCGTCATAGGTGCTTACTACATCATCAAGCAGCTTGCCAGCCTTTCTTTCGAGTTCGTTAAGCCGGATTGTGTTCGCTTCATTCTCGCTTAAATTGGGTACACATAGATTCACTTCTGCGAAAGATTTCTTCCAATACTTTCCCGGCTGTTGTTTCTTCGTGTGGATAACGATTCTTTCGGACTTCAATTCACCCGTCAGCGTTTCACCATCAGGCACTATATCTATTCCGAAAGCCTTGCAGTCCCGATAGAGGATGTTTCCTATGTCGGTGGTTACTATCATTCAAATTCTTCTTTTAATCGTTTCTCCGCATATAAAGCGGCACTACTTAAAACATCAAATCCCTTAGATTCCACGAATGAAGCGTATTCCGCTTCGTTTTTCAGCGTCAAACCGTCTTTATCGACATCGTAATCATTGGACGTTCTCAAAGTGAGTGTATGGTCTTGATAATCCCCATGTTCCTCTGCGTACTTCACGGCTTCATCGCCTACATCAATCATCTTCTTTTCGACCTCCCATTCTCCTTCATCGAAAAAGGAGTCGACATCTGAAAAATCGAAATCTACATCCATAATTCCGAGTAGTTAAAGTAGTTTGTACTCTTCACTGTATAAACTTCGCCTTGACCTCTTACGCCATCACCATCCATGCAACGTACTTCATCGCCAGCCTTGACAGTAATTCTTTTCTCGCATACCACATGATAATTCGGACGATACACAGAGCCGTTATCAGATGAAAACTCTTTGGTAGTGTTATCATCACAACGGCACTTGCATACTTCCTGCCAGCTTTCACCACCTGTTCCGGGAATAGGTCTGCCAAACTCATCCTTATCCATCGGGGTGATAACTTTTACCTGCAATATGTGTGGAGCGAATATCATAAGAAAGTCACTTTAGGTTTGTTACCCAGTTCGTCTTTCAAACCGTACTGTTTACACAGCCATGAGTACAATTTCATTAGGCTATCAACATGATTAGACCAAGACACAGAAAATCCGCTTTCGCTGACCGAAGATGGATTTTGTATCATCCACGGAATTTGCTTGGCACAAGCGACCTCTAATCTTGCCCTATTTTCCTCGGCAAAAGGTTCTTCGCCATCCAATCCCGTTCTTGAAAGTATATTTTCAACTACAAGATTAGACGGGGTATTCTTATCAAATACGCTTAATACAAACTCCTTGTTACTCATGACTGTTATCATTCAATATGGTGTAATCAGTTTACAATATGCAGTATAGCTATAATGCGTGCAATACTTTGATTTATAGATGTATCTGAACGGGCATTTGGGAACATTAATTCGTATCCCTTGAATAGCCGCTTCCTCTTTTATCGAACACATCATAGCCGGGTTATTTGCAACCAAGAATATAGTCTGTGGCATGGTTAGTACAACACAATCAGCCAGAGCCGTTTCCAAAGTGATAGACTGAATATCCGGCAAACCGGCATTAACCGATGGATTCACATATTCACACTTGGGAGATTCCACACTTGATGCCTGCACGCTCAACGAAACCAAAGACATCATCAAAAAACCACACATGGCAAAAATAAAATTCTTCATTTCTTTTCTGATTTATAAAATTAGGCAATGGAAGGGTAGAAGCACTACCCTATCCTTTTACTCGATACCTAATGCTTCTTTCAGTTTGGCTGTTGATTCTTCATCCAGTTCTGAAACCTTAGACAAAAGAGTTTCCTCTTTCATATTGCCGGAAGCCTGTACGCCGATGGACTTCAAAGCATCAATCAAAGTCTTCTTCTCAAACTCCTTTTCAAAGAGGGAAATTTTCACCTCCTTCTTTTCTTCAGGGGCTTTCACTTCGGTATTTTTTGCCTCAATCCGTTCAGCAAGTCTGCGGCTTTCCATATCCAGCACACGGGCTTCCTCACCGACTTCAATCACTTCACCGGGAGTGTAATACTTTCCGGTGAACTTGTCGCGGAAAACTGATATAACCTTTACTTTCATATCCTACCCCCTTATGCTGATTGGATGGATGCAATTTCGTTCAAATCGAAATTGGTTATCAAATCTGGATTGGAAATCTGCGGAATCCACTCTGCCGTATATTCCATGTAGCGACCGTTTTTGTCACGGTAGTTGGAGATAAGCATCTGCCCCTCTGACGGGATATAAGTACGTCCTTGTACTGGGTCTGTCGCTTCATACGGGGTATGATGGCGCATATAACCAATGTTGTCAGAAGGTAACAGAGTAATACGGTTATCCGCGTAAATCTGCACATTCTTTCCCGTCTGGTCTTTCACGTAGTCCTCCTTGATTTCAATACGCGGCAAACCGATGCCGGTGAACACTTCGGAAGCCAAAGAAGAGGAAACCAATCCCGTACTCAACTTCATTTCGTTGCTGCCGAGAATCCTCTTGTACTGCTCACCAAATTCAGATGAACCAAGAATAAGCTTGTTGAAAGATGCACGAGTCATAACCATCTTGGCATAAACGCCATAGTCCGGTGCCAAGGAATGAAGTTTCTCTCTCAAATAAGAGATAAACATATTCTTTCCGTCCACAACCACATCTCCACTTTTCGGCTTGATAAAATTGAACGGAAGGGTAATCTCCAGCAGTTTATTATTGGTCTGACCGGAAGTGATTGCAGCGTCTTTGTTGTAAACGGTGGCTTCACCAAGCATCAACAGCGCACCGACAATAATATCCATACGCTTGTGGGCGGCAAGGGTAATCTGACGGTAGTCGTCTGCCAGGAAGTTTACAATCTCTTCCATTGCAGCCTTTTGGTCGGCTGGCTTAGCGGCATTGAACTTGTCAATCAAATCCTGCAATTCAGAAAGACGGTCAATAGACATCTGATAAGCATCACCCAAATAGGCAATCTCACCATATCCGGAACCGATGTTCCGACGTTCACGGATGGGTTTCTCTCCAAAACGCGAATTGATGGAGCCGGCCATAACTCCGGTTACAGAACCGATATAATCCTTGAACACACGAGTAGTCACTCTGCGGAAAGTAAGATACTGCTGCCAATAGATTGTGTCCTTGCGTGTCTGGTTCACACGTCTGATGATAGCGGAAACAATATTCGCATCATCGAATAATGTTTGAATCGTTAAAAACATATCCTACCTCCTTACTCGTTAAATTCAAACCATCCCTTCATGTTGGCTTTATCGTTCTCGGAGAACGGCATAACCAATTTTGAAGGTTCAATCTCTGCGGCTGTACGAAGCAATGAAACCAATGTAATTCCATCCTCAACCTTTGTACGGTTGTACAGAGCCGAATTAGCGACATGCTTTTGCTTTAAACCATCAACTGCAACCGCATTGAATAATACAGCATCTTTGGCAATATTCTCACCAAAAGCAGCCTTAATAGTCAATACATCGTAGTTGGCATTAGACTTATCAATTGCCGTTACTTCTGCACCTTTCTTGCCGTTTCCGACAAACATACCCACATAAGCCAAAGAGTTCTTGGCTACTTTAATAGACAAAGCCTCTCCACCAGTGGTATAGGCTTCCGCAACTCTCACATTGATTACCGCATAAGCGAACTTATTTTTCAAGTCCGCACAAATCGGTGTAAATCCGGGAAGAAAACTTCCCACTACCAGGTTCTGCGTATCAAGTTTGAACGGACCACGTCTACGAATGCCGGTCTGGACATCGTAGCGTTCCTCTTGCTCAACGGGCGGAACCAAGTCATACTTAAATCCTGCTGACATAATTAATTCTTGTTTTGTTCAACAATAGTTTTCGTACCCTCATCAATCATTTTAGCGATAGATTCAGATTCTTTCTCAATCTTCTCTTCCGCTGATTCGGGAGGGGTTACGCCTTTGAAGCCGTCATTTGCGAACTCCTGCTTCAAGTCCTTGAAGTATGCGTCCAAGTCCTCATCGTCCTTAATGGCGCATCGTTTGGCGTAGTTTTCGGGAATACCATACTCCTTTGCCTTTGCCAAAATCTGCTGGCTACGTGTTGCTTGAGCCTTTTCTGCTTCAAACTGTGTTAGCTTATCAGAAAGGTTCTTGTTGGAGTCAATTAAAGCTTGCGCCCATGCAGGCACATCGTCTTTATTCTCTTCCGTTTTGGTAGTAGTGGTAGTCTCGATTGGCTTACCGTCTTTAAGGTTATGCCTCTTCTCGTAGTTAGTCACTGCCGTTTTTGAAGCATCCCCGGCACGGAAATCACCATAGGAGTTAAGCACGTCCGAAAAACTGATACCCTCAACAATGGAGTTTACCTTTGTCTCGTCCGTTACACCCTCTGCCTTTTTAGTAGCGATTCGGGTTAAGATAGCAGTGTCCACCCCAGCGAATTTCTGTTGTAGCCCTGCCAAGATTTGTTCTAAGATTGTCATACCGTATGAATTTGATTTATAAATTTCTACGGTAAATTTCGTTATTTATAAAGAAGGTGAAAAATTATCAGATAGGTGATACACGACAATGAAACAATTGTCGTAAAATGATATAAAAAAGGCGTGAAACCGAATGGAATCACGCCTAAATATTCTTCTTATGAACTAATCAGAAACCCAACATTGCAGCAGGAGGAATATTCAAAACTCGACATAGCAACCTCGCAATTTTGAGGGTCGGTTCCGAACGTCCAGAAATATAGTCATTCACACGCGATGGACTTATTCCAATCTCACCAGCAAGTTGCTTTTGACTCATCCCTTTCTCTTCAAGGGATAGCTCTATCAATTCCGCAACAGTCGGTTTTTCTATCGGATAATGTTCTTTTTCGTATGCTATCACAATATCGGACATAACTGTAAGCTCCACCGCATTCTTATCATTTGAAGGCGTATTGTCATCAACCAATGGCAGAAGTTCCTCCACTCTCGCCAAAGCAAATTCATACTGTTCTTTCGTTACTTTATTCATACTTCTATCTCTTAAATGGTTGAACAATCTATCTTATCGTAATCTTTATGAGTACCAACCCAGCGAATGAAGACGTACCCAATTGTAAACTTAACAACGACAACCAACCGATAGTTGTTGCCTCTGATATTGAAAACGTAGTGTTGGTTGCCTACATAGTCAGCAGAAAGAAAATCCACTTTAATGTCTGATAGGTTCTTCCATTCAGCTTTTTCCGCTATATCATACCAACGTTCTAAGGCTATGCGTGAATCTTCATAGCCTTTCGTCTCGTAGAACTCTTTCAATTTCTTATGTGATACAATCCTCATACCTCTTTTGTTTGATGCAAAAATATGAATTAATTTTGAATTATATGTAGATACTAATTGAAAAGTGCGCCAATATTCCAGTTGAAAATTGCGCCACCATAGGATAAGTATAATGACCTTTGTATAATCCAAATGCAAAGGTAAAATGAAGACTATGGTAGAAAGACA